CTTGCAAAGCGTGATCATGTTGCTATCGTCATCTTTTCCTCCGGCGCACAGGGGATCTATATGGTGAACCTCTAAGGCTTCTATGGTCGAGAAATAGCAGCACTGACACATATAGCGATCGCGTTCTAGCACTTTTCGGACAAGCGATTTCTTTCTTCTGTTCATAGATCATCCTTCAATATTCTTTGTGCAATGCGAGATCGGACTTATTGAGAACGCTGAATTGATTGATTTTCAAGGATTACAGACACCTGACTTCAGCCTTCACACGGAAGGGGTCACTGGTTCAAATCCAGTATCGCCCATCCATCAAAACTCTTATTCCGTAAGGCTTGGAGCCTCTTTGGTGCAACGCTTTGCGCGATCGCTATTCTCAATTGTACGACCACTTCTCTGGTAAAAACAGGTACCAAATGGTAATTCCTGGTAGTATTCTGTGATCAGTCGCACACGGAATTTTTAGGGGCTGTATGGCACGAAAGGCAACAGGAAAAGTAACTGTTCAGTCGTTGCGCGATCGCCTCCGTCTCACCTGGAGTTATGCGGGTGAACGCTTCTTCCTGTACCTGGGATTACCTGATATTCGGGTTAACCGGATGGTTGCCGAGGGAAAAGCCCGTCAAATTGAGGCGGATATGGCAACCGGGAACTTTGATGCAACTCTGCGGAAGTACAAGGATGAGCAGCAGTCGTTAGCGAGAATTTCGGTGGTAGACCTGTTTAGCCGGTTCCTTGATTGGAAGTCAAAGCGGGTTTATGCCTCCACTATGGTCAAGTACAAGGCGTGCAGTTATCACCTAAATCAGTTCTTTCCTAAACGGTTAGCAGATTCCATTACAGAAAAAGATGTGGACAAATTCCGCAAATATTTTTCAGAACAAGACCCGAGCACTATCAAAACTTACTTTGGCTTTCTGAAGGCGTGCTGGGATTGGGCGATCGCTCAAAAGATTTTAGATGGTCACAATCCTTGGGGTGACATCGTGATCAAGGTTCCGCCAAAGCAAAGACCGCAACCATTAAAAAAGTCAGAGGTGCAGGCAGTTCTAGAGGCATTCCGCACCCATCAGAACTACAAACATTACGCTGATTTTGTAGAGTTCATGTTGGGCACGGGAGTAAGGACGGGTGAGGCGATCGGGCTTCGCTGGTGCCATGTATCGGAAGACTGCAAGCAAGTATGGATTGGTGAAGTTATTTCTCGCGGAGGGGTAAGAAAAGCAACTAAGACTAATCGCGATCGCACACTAATCCTTACGCCCAAACTACAGGCCATGCTGCAACGGCGAAAGGCAGAATCAGCCGGAGAACTGGTTTTTCCTGCACCCAAAGGAGGGGCGATCGATGATCACAACTTCCGCAATAGAGCCTGGGTAAAGGTGTTGGAGTTCGCAGGTATACCCTACAGGAAGCCTTATATAACCCGTTCAACAATGATTAGCCATGCTTTAGCCCAAGGTGGCAACCCGGTAGAGATTGCAGAATTAACCGGGCATGACGTAGAGGTTCTTTACAAGAATTATGCCGGAGTGATTGAGTCAACTCCGAGATTACCTGATTTATGGGATTAAGAAGCTTTTTTGCGCGTGCTTTGATTACACAAACGCTTGCTGTTCCAGACTGCGATCGCCTTCTGATGAGCTACAGGATCAGTCCTATTTTCAAGCCAGTCCTTCAGTAGGTCAGGGTTGTAGCGATATTCACCTCTGTTCCCTGGTAAGCGCCAATAATGAATCCCTTCTTGCCATTCAGCACGCCAGGTTCTTACAGTTTTTTCGCAGACACCAAAATAAAAAGCAGTTTCCTCTAGTGACCACGGGCGATCGCTCATCGCTTCACGACTGGCAAGCTCTGCAACTTGCTGCTTAAGTTCCAGGATGTTTTGTAGAAGGATGTCTTCCGTAGGTGCCATGGGACGGCAGAAACAAAAAATGGTGTATTGATCTACAATACACCATTTTACTGATTTGAAGGAATCTGTTTGATATTAGCAGGGGTTGAGCCCGCTGGGAACTGTATTGAACATCAAGCCTTAAAGGTCAAGTAAAGAGAACTGTTTTACCCGCATAATGCCCTGAAGCTCTTTTCTTGCCTTTGCTGAGCGATCGCACACCCATAAAACTTCGGTACGCTTGCGATCGCCTAATTCCTCCTGTGTGGCCTTACGGGAGCGATCGCCGTTTCTTACTTTGCCCTGTCCGGAAGCGCTGCAAGTAACGTCAATCTCAATGCGTTGCTGTACCGATTGCGGCTCAATGTTGCAGTTATACCCCGAAAGGATGTAGCTGCCTTGAATCGTATCTAGCAGGTCACACAACCGCTTTAGATCGTCCCTGGTATAGCCGTCATAATGACCGCATTCTGTATCGGGGTATGGCGGATCAAGGTAGTGCAGCGTATGGGGAGAATCCCATCGCTTGATTACGTCTAACGCATCCTCACAGGAAACATGGACGGATGAAAGGCGATCGAGGCAATCGGGAAGGTCATGCTTGCGATTCACCCATGTTGCTGAATGGTTTTCAGAAGAGACGCCAACCCCCCAGCCAGCACTTAGCTTTTTCGCAAAGCTTTGATTGATATTGACGTAATACGCCCATGCCCACTCTAGCGGCGTAACGTTTTCAGGTTCCTTGCAAATGGCGATCGCCCGTCGATGCTCCTCTTGAGAGTAGGGGGTGAATTGAATCCATCGTTCAAACTCTGTGGGCTGCTCCCGTGCTACACGGTAAAGGTTGATCAATGCTTTGGATGAATCGTTGATTACTTCCCGGTAATGGTCGTTATTGCTGACCGATGGACGTTGCCGTGCAAAGAATACCGCTCCGCCACCAAAGAACGGCTCACAGTAAACCGTGTGTGGGATTGTGTCGATTACCTCAACGATGCGTGAAGCGATACGCTGTTTTCCGCCGTAATAAGAGATTAAAGGCTTCATCCTCAAACCCCCTTAAACATCAAAACTTCTGCTGCATCTGCGCGATCGCCCGTGCAACTAATCGATCGACTCACAGAGATGTATTCAACCTCAAAGCCCAACGACTCATAAAGGTCGATAATCCTGGGTGTAGCGGCATTGGATGCCAGCACTGGACAGGGTAGTGCAGCCAGGTAGTGAGCTAAACGCACCTGTTCATCCCATCCAAACTTGTTGCCAGCGTATGCAGTGAAGTCGCCATCGTACGGTGGATCGCAATAAATGAAGTCTCCAGGGGCGATCGCCTCTCTTCCAACATCCTCAAAATCGCCGCAGACAAACTCAAAGTTTTTGTACGCCTGTTGCCACGGGGTAAAGTCGGTGCAGTAGTTGATGGACTTGTAACGACCAAAAGGCACGTTGTATTCACCTTTCTGATTGAACCGGCACAGGCCGTTGTAGCCAGTCTTGTTCAGGTAGTAAAAGAGGTTTGCGGTTAAGGGCGATCGCTTATCCTTCAGTCGCCGGAACCATTCCCGGTTGCGATAGTAAGCCATCTCATCGTTCTGCCATTCAACCGACGGATCAGGCTTCAACCCTGCTTTGAGTTGCTGGTGAAAGTTCACCACATGGGGATTGATATCGATCAGTACAGCACTCTTTGGCTGTAATCCAAGGGATACGGCAGCAGAGCCAGCGAATAGTTCAACCAAGGGGCGATCGCTATAGGCTGAGTAATACTTTTGAAGGCGATCGATTAAGCGGCGCTTACTGCCAGGATATTTGATGGCGGGTTCTAACTGTGTTGCTGTAGGCATGATTTTCAGGGGTAAAAGGGCGATCGCTCCTTCGTGTAGTGGCGATCGCCCAGAACATCAATTAGCGTGCTTTAGAAAACGATCTTGAAAGACTTCCAGAACTTTGCTGTTGTGCTTCTGGTGCTCGTTTTTCATGTCCCAAGGCAAGTCTTCGCCAATCAACTCATGCGATGTAAAAGTTGAATCTTCGACACCCATAAATCCCATCAAGGAAACCATTAAAAGGGCTTCTGAGCCTAGCAACCCTTCATCTTTGTACAAGTCTTGCAGTAGATGAAAAAGCTCTGTTGCTTTGTGCTGTGCAGCACCGTGAATAGTTGCGTGAGTAATTGTGTTCATTGCGGTATTAGGTGATTTTGTGGAATAGAAAAGGCGATCGGATTACTCCATGCAATCACCGTCAAGCCAGATTCGAACGTGAGGGCAATCTTTGTCAGGTGCGTAATCAAAAATTATTTCGAGGTCATCAATTGACACTTCATCCAAATGAGCTTCTATCAATCCCCAAAAACAAACAGCTTTAGCCTTGCCCCAATACTTAACCGTTACCCATTCCTGCGATCGCAGCCACTCCCTTACACGCTTGCGACGGCGCGATCGCTGCACAAGTGATTTGCTCACAACAACTTCCATGACAATGACCTCTTGAAACGGTGGGTTCGATTTCTGAACAGAAAAGGCGATCGCCCTCTTCCTAAAGCGATCGCCAGAACTGAAAACTAAACCAGTGTCGCTTCTACGGGCTGCGCTTCCGGTGCATCGGCTTTAATCATGAAACGCACCCGACTTTGCCATTCCTGCCAGAAGTCTTCATCGTTCCAAGCTTTGCCATTTTTTAGCAGTCGAATAGCTTCAGCCCAATGTGCATCTTCATTGCCATCACCAAACTTTGCACCCTGCTTCTTTGCCCAATCAACAAACACGGCATCGCGAAACGCTTCAATTTGCTGTGCTGTCCAGTTGGTGCAATCGGCAATAACCAAGTTGATAGATTCAGCGATCGCCTTTGCTTGCACCTTGCTGTAGCCAGTGAGCAAACGAATATTAGACAGTCGCTCTAAGTTTTCCCTGGCTGTATCAGGTGCCTCTATAACTGAAACGGGCATGCTGATAGACCCGATCGCACTGGCAGCGCGGTCATGCTCGGCGTAAATCTTGTCATGCCATGATTCAGGGAAAATGTTTAATGCAGACTCGATAACTTGCATTAAGGGACGGTGCGATCGCCCTCCAATGCAAGCTTGGATTTCACCCATAAACTCAAACCATTGCTGATCCAGATTGGATGCTGAAGGAGGCAAAGCAAGCGCAGGTGCAGCAGGTAACGCCTGAATAGGCTGCCCTGATAGTTGAGCCCGGTATTGACGCTCTCTGCCCTGCATTTGGAGCATTCCGAACTCTGCATCAATCTCTAAATAGCAAAGCCATTTATCCTGACGGCGAACGGTTCCGTCTTCCTGGTGATGGTCACAAGGGCTTAATGCTCGGAACAAACGGAACGGCATCGAAGCATAATCCAAGCCGTAGTAAGGCAACAGGTTCTTTTTGATTTCGGTGATGTCGTGCCCTGAACGAGTGGTGAAGATGATCATGCCAGGGTAGCCAAGGGCAGGAATCATAAATTTCAGCATCGCTTCAGCCTTGCACCCTTCTGGGCACTCGCGATCGCCGTCTTGCATCGAACAAGCCCAGGTGCCACGCTGCACAACCTTTTTGCCGCCACCAATTTCAACCAGCATCTTGTTTACGGTTGCACCGTTGCACTCGCGCACACAGGTTTGACGCCCACCAATCTCTGCCCATTTACGATTCTTGCCGTGATGGTAGATGTCTTCAAATCGGGAAAACGGGAAACGAATCTGGAGCGATCGCCATCCACCCGTTTCCTCTTTAATTGCTTCCCATCGGTTCTTTAGATGGTCGTAAAGAGTGCCACTGCCAAACGGTAAAGCTTTCGTGCGTTCCGCTGGCTCAAAGCGAAAATAATCAAGGTCTTGACCGAAGATCATAGTCCCTGGCTTTTTGCCTGGGCGCTTAGGATCGCCTTTGAAGATGCGACCAATTTCAGGAACTTGCGGTTGAACGTTTTGCAGTTGATCGGGACGAAATACAGCCATGAGTTTTACGGTGTTTTTAGGGTTTTGTAAGCGTTTTAGAGCCTGTTTTGGCTTCTAATACAATACAGTTCAGGCAAGGGCTAGGGGCGATCGCCCTAGATGCGACTTAATTCCTGCTGTATTGCACTTCAATACAATAATAAACCCCTCGCATAGGAGGGGTCAATGAAGAATTAGATGATTTTTGGGTTAAGTGAAGGGCGATCGCAATGTGAGCATCTTCCCTGTATTCGGGTTCTTTAGCTGCCCTAATATCCCAAGTTCCAGAAGCTTTACCGTAATCTCGCAGTCTCGTAAGCAATAGTCGATAACCTGCCGCTCATGGCCTTGCTGCCAGAGCTTAGGTGCCAGTTCTCCTGTGCCTGTCTTTGGGAAGCCGTTAGCCTGTCCAATCCATCCCAGTGCATAGGAATGCCCTTGAGGGCAACTGCGATAGTCTTTAGCACCGTATGCAGCCAGGCGGATTTCTTCTAGTAGATCGTAGCTAGTTTTAATGTTGATGCCGTTGGCAGCACAGAGGCGATCGTCAAAACCTTTGGAGTTAAAACCAGCTACTAGATCATGTTGTGCCGCCAACCCCTGAAAGGTTTCAAAGGTTTCATTGTTGGGAGGTACAAAGGCATCAGGGGCGATCGCCAAATACTCATTAGATAACGAGGAATAACAGCCGATCACACTAATTCCCATATTTGCGTGATCGTGCCAGCCGTCGCAGTAGTCGTACCCTGGGAGGCGATCGCCCTTGCCCGGAATCATCTTGATAATTTCGCAATCGTAAACGAGATAGCTTTTCATGGGTTTACCCTTCTAAATGGTTTGAGCTGAGTTTTGGTTATTGGATCGAGGTAGAAAACGACCCGTAAGGGGATTTCCTTGTCATATGCAATGTTGATCATGTTGGCAGTGCCACGACTTTTGTTATCCCAAAACACCACGCAGGCATCAGCGTTATCTGCCATCAATGCATTACGCCTTGGGCCTGCCGATTTCCCATAGCGGTTCCAGTCAGCAGGGTAGCGATGAACCTCTAGCCCCAATTCGGCTGCGTACCGCTCCCCTAATTGATCGGCACCTTTAGCACAACCAGAAACGATCGCCACATTGGGTAAACGATTGGATAGTAAAAGATTGAGGCGATCGCGCAACAACTCGTAATCATTAAAGGTGCGAGTGCCGGCAACAATCACGCGATAGGGTTGTGTCATGAGCGATCGCTTTCCACGATTAAATCAGGCGTAAAACGACTAGCATCTAAATCAAATTCAATTGACAGACTGTCTCCATCACAGCCATGAATTCTTACACCTGAAGAAACATTAGATAACCGGATAACCCACTTTCCGCCCTCTTTCTGAGCGGAAAGAATAATTGGAATAAACTCTTTTTTCATTGCGATCGCCCTCCTAAAATATGTCAACTTTGACCTGTGAACTAGATTCTGGCAACAAAGCGATCGCCCCCTCCCCAATTACCTCAACATCAACGGCGATCGCGCCTTTCGGTTCCTTGTGCTTCTTCGTTTTCATTACAGCCGTTGCCCTGGCTGCAATCTCCTGTGCTGAAAGTTCCGGTGCTTCCCCATTCCTTGCCTGAATCAGTGCCAGCGATTCCCGCAAATCAGCTAATTTATTTTCAAGGCGAGTTCTTACCTTTTGAGCCAAACTTTCATCCTTCAGCTTTGCTTCCGTCTCCTGGATCTGATGCTGCAACCCCTGCTCTGGGTAGAGCCAGTGGGTGAAGGCGATCGCACCCTCTCCAAACTCAGGCACAGACAGCACCCCCTGCCATTCATCGCGCAACTGCCACATCAAGCCAGTTGCATCAAGGTTTTCGGTGGAGAGGCGATCGCACAACATCCGAAACTCACCCACAACCGAAGCAATCAGACTGTTACTACTGCGGAAAATCCCCATCCACAGATCATTAATCACATCGACCCGTTCTATCTTGGCTTTCAGCTTGATGTATTCCATCCCCCAGTCATCTGTATTTGAATCTGCGTTTTCGAGGGAAAGGGCGATCGCCGCTAAATGGCCTAACGCTTCATCCTGCAACTTTGGGGCGTCCTGTTGCATTGATTTGATTTGCGATTCCAATACTTCAGCCGATCGCTTCAACGCCGGATCGGTTGCAGCCTGCTGCAAAACTTCTTCAAGGCTTTTCATCGGCTCCCACTTCTGCACCTCATAACCAAAATTGGAGGCGATCGCCTCCAACGATGGAAATTGAGCCAGGTAATAGGGCTCCCAGTCCAATAAATCAAACGAATCTAAGGTGTTGTGCAGCCGTTCTTTAAACAAACTTTCGGCTTCGTCGTAGTAATCGGTGAAATATCCCAACTGAATCGCGATCTCTGCATCAAGTTCAGAGGCGATCGCCCCTTCCAGGTCACCTATACGGCTCTCTGGCACGTACCAATCACCACTCTGCCCTACTGCCTTCATAAAACGTTCCTGAATGCCATCCAGGGTGTTTGCGAGCTTGTTTCGCGCCATAGATGCGCTGAAGATCGGCTTATCCTTATCACCCAACACCTCAAACAGTGGAATGGAGTCTTTGCCCAGGCTTCCACCGTTGGATTTGATTACCTCTACCACGTTGGGCGATCGCGTATGCTCCGGATCGAACTGAATCTTGGCAGGACAAGCCTGTTTAATCCGGATATTGATTAGGAAAACCCGGTTCTTAAACACGTCCACGGCATCTTCTGCACTCAGCACCATAAAAATAGACCTGTATTGAATATCAATACAGGTCTAACACGAAAATCACCTAATTTTCAAGTATTAATCTCAAATCTTGCGCTCCAGCTTGGGGCACGGTGGATTTTTGCCCTCTGCCGTGCCGCCGAAAGCGACATCCAACAGGGCAAAACAAATCAACATAACAACGATAGAGGCGATCGCCGCTACCATCAGACCCCACAACCCTTCATCTGTTGAATGATGCATAGCGATCGCCTCCACTGGCGAAACTGATAGCCGTATTGTAAATCAATACGTTGATGGCAAAGATTAAGTTTTCCAAGGGTCTAGTTAATAGCTATACCCTTGCGGGCGATCGCACCAGGGGTAAGAACTTTTTTCTTACCCTTAAATGTGAAAATCTGAATATTTAGAAAAAGGGTCATAAAGAGCTTATGACCCTTCAGCCAAGGGTACCGGCATTGTCGGTGCCCTTTCCTGTTGCCGTGCCCGTGCGATCGCCCTCCCTTTCGCCCCATCTCATTACCCAGTTTAGGCACCCCTATTTTCAGCCGAAAAGTGACTAATGACTGGGTTCAGCCCTTACTAAGTAAGGGTTTGAGCGATCGCACTTTCAGGAAATCCCGAAAATCTCATTAGTCACCAAAAAGGCACTCTAAGCCAGTACAGGCAAGCTTTTCAGTAATTTGGGTTAGTCACATTAGGCACTCGCTCTATATACCTATATATATTTACGTGATCTACTACCCCCCCTATTTACTATTTATTTTTTATTTCTTCTCCTATATGACTAACTGGGTAATGTGACTAATAAGAGTAGAGAGGAAGTACGGAGTAATGAGGGTTTGAGGTGCATTAGGCACGTGGTTAGGGTACAAGTGTTTGCCTTTTGGAGCGTTCCATTAAAAACGGCTCAATCCCTTACTGGTTAAGGAAAAGAGCCGTTCTGGGGTTGGGTTAGGCAGTTTTGAGGGCAAAACCCAAAAATGAAAAACCTCTGGTTGTGCTGCCAGAGGTTAGTGGCGATCGCCCTAGAACTTTTCTTTGCTGTAAGAGCAGCCGAGTTCCGATGCTGCCTGGGTGTTTACTGCGTGCCAGTATTCGGAGGCCATGAGGTTTTGCGCTTGCTGGTGTGTGTAGCCTTGCTGTTGGAGGGCGATCGCCCAATCCAGGTATTGAGGCTTTAATTCGTCCTGAATTCTCAGCAAGGTAGGCTTGCCCCTCTGCTGCCACCAGGAGGCGTTCCAGGGGCATGAAAGGCGGTAACGGCTCCACTGGGTTACAACCCCTGTTTCTCGCGCCTCTACCTGGGCTGCATAGCCCCAATCACCAACGCTAAAGGATGCGTCAAACTCTGCCGGGTGATTGTGGCGCAAGATCTTGTTTTTAGAGAGACGGCGATCGCCCTCACTGGCAACAATCTCCTTTGCGCTGCCCTGCATGTTCTTAATCAGTATCCCTTCCTGGCTGAAGATTCCGCCAGTCTCGTGAGACATCTGATACCTATACTGTTGCTCCCATTCAGCCAGGGTGATGCGCTCTCTGGCTGCAACCGGGAATAAAGAATTTAGGGCGATCGCCCCCAATGCAAAACAGGCCGCGACCTGAAACGAATATCGCATAACTGTATTGAAATACAATACAGTTACCCTAAGAGAAAAGAAGCAAAAAATCAACTGATACTTTGCGATCGCCTCTATTTGTCTGGGTATAGCCTGTCTAGTTCATCGCAGGAAGCTTTGATTTTGTCGGTAAAGCATTCCTTGAAGAGGCGGTTACTCCGTTCAGACTTCTCAGCAAAGTCTGAGGTTGCCGGATCTGGTGCATTGCTGTACGTGGCGTATCGCACCAACTGCCCAACTACGACCAATACAGCCAGACCAACCAAAATCTTTTTCATAGAGCGGAATCAGGTAATTTCCATCAACTACCTTTAGGTTTCCCCTGGCTCCGGAAATAGCAAAAGCCCCGAATGTATTGCAATAGAATACATCCGGGGCTAGGAAGGGCGATCGCCCTAGAACGGTGGTGAGAGGTCATCCAGTGACAGAATCACCGTTGCCGTGGCTCCGTCTAATCGAATCAGGTAGTCTTGCTCATTGATGGCGATCACTGTGCCGTAGGTGGTGTTGTGGCGGATGCGATCGCCGGGTCTAATGTTTAGGTTCATAGTTTCTCCTGGGCGAACTGAAAAATTGCAGATAAAAGTCGCATATTTCGGGGATTCGTGCTGTCCTAGATCGTTTTTTAACTTTTTCCGCTCCTTTTAACGTGCTTGCCTTAGACTTTCGTCGCTTTTTCCGCTTAGGCTTTGTTTTTACTGGGACGATAGGGTTACCGCGATCGCTTTTAGGGATAGATCGATTCAATGGAGGCCTAAGCGCTCTTATCAATGTTGCCTCAACCCTTGCGACCTCAGAACCTCTGTCCAACTTAATAATTCCCGCATGGGTCATGCCGCTGTCAACGAAATCAGGATAGCGCTCGTGACATGACCAGCGCCCAGCAATGTTCACGGATCTACCTACGTAAATAATTAAATCTCCGGCATAGACCACATAAACACCCATAAAATTCATTCCACAAGTATCATTTCGGCTGAAAACGATTTTGTGAAAGGTGAATTCTTCACCGTTTACAGTGACACAGGAACAGCTATTCATACTCAAATATGGATGAGTTTAGTTACATAATACAGTGAATTCCTACACTAATTCATGATATTGTCAGATTAAACAATACATTTTCTTTGCTTTACATGAGGTAGAAGTATGGGGACGATAGAAGAATCGCTGTCGCCCGCTAGGGTATTGGATCGAAGTATGCAAGCCAGGGAATTTTGTAGGCGCTGGTTCAAGGCAACGCCTGAACAGGAGATGGAACGGGGTTATCGAGAGAAATGCGTTAATCTGCTGTCGCAGATATTGAAGGTTAGGCCAAATACGATCCAACGGTGGGGGAAGGGGCTAGATCTCAAAACCCCGGAGTCTTACGCGGTTACTCTGGCATACGCAGATATCATTCGCGAGTTGATCGAAGCTACTCATCAAGGCACGGATTTACTAAAACTTGTTCTGGAAAATCTGGACAACTGAAAATTTCACTGTATTTAGTAACTAAACCCCTTGCATTTTGGTGCGAGGGGTTTTAATGTAGGTTTATGTAAAAAGTAACTAAATCTTCCGGAGACAACTCATGACTAACGGATTATCGAAATTTGAAGGCAATGGCGCACCTGAAGGGGCGATCGCACCTCAACAGCAACCAGCACCGGGTGGCGGTCGCTTGAGTAAGGGCAAAGGACGTAAGCAGCAAATCGAAGTGCCCACGGTAAACGTAGAAGCGCCTCGTCAGCAGTACCAGGAAATGACTCAGACCGTTTTGAATACGGCTGCTGGGCAGTTGGCTGAAACGGTTGAAACCGTGGAAGAGACGCTGACGATGATGGAAGAAGGTACAGCAGCTTTTTTGAGTGAACGTGTTTCCGGTTCTGCTGCACGGGTGATGAGCGGAGTAACTCAAGCGACAGGAGGTATGAATAACGCTGCCTTTTTTCGCTCAGACGCACAACAGTTCGCCTCCGATTTTGTGGCAAGTTTACGCCGTACAAACGCAGACCAGTAACAGTAACTGGGCGATCGCCGCTCTCATCTTCGCTCCAGTTGCGATCGCCCTCGTCCTCGTTGTCGCCAACGCAATGCATCAACCGAGCCGATTAGAGAAGGAACTTTATGGAAGCACAACGCACACCACAACCACAGCCCTTTCAGCAGATGCCGTCTGAAGCTCCAGGCCAAATGGTGTATCAACCAAGGGCGATGAATCCGGCTGTTATGGCAAAAATCAGGGCTGAGATCGCTCCTTATGAGCAACTGGAACAGAAAGTACGCCCAAATGTTGCACCCGGCAAAAAGGACTATACCCCGCTCTATGTAGGTGCTGGTCTGTTTTCAGTGCTGGCTGTGTGTGGGACGGTGATGGTGGCGATCGCAAACTCACCCAACGCCCAGACAGAACGGGTTGCCACTACCGCTGTTCAATCTTCTGCGCTGGTAGCTAAGGAAGTAGCAGAGCGCCCTACGTGTCGCGCGGTTGGCCTGATTGTGATGCGAGGCGCTTGCCCTGATCCGAGTGCTGCCAGCGAAAAGGCACCTCAACCTGTAAACAATTCTGCTGGTGCTGTGCCCTACACGCAGGTAATCAATCAAGGGCCATTGCCAGCTGAACTACCAGCACAAGGAAATCCTTACTTGGGGATGGATAACCCCTCTCTTCAAACTCACTGGAACAACAACGGTTGCAACGTCGATAGCACGCCGATGCTTTGCACCCAAATCCTGGAAGCAGCCAACCATAACTAAGAATTAGCTGAGGTTTCAATATGACTGGCTTAGCCCGTAATTTCTTTGGTCGCAACGGAGAAAAGATCGCAAAAGGTAGCGCTGAAGCGTTAGGGATTACTCCGCTGGGTGCTGTGCAAGGCAATATGCCGCGATCGCTCGAAAAGCTTCAAACTCTGCCTTCTCCTACGCAGTCCAATGTTTATCAGATGCAGAAACTAGCTTCTGCATCGGCACAAAGCGCACAGAACATGGAACTGATGGTGAAGGATGCAGAGCAAGTCATCAGCAACATGGTGAAGATGCACCAGTTAGGGGCGAAGCACCAGGGCAACGCGATGAAAGCATCAAAAAAGATGGCTGAAATCTCAGCAGCACACCAGATAGATATCACCATGCATGGTTCGCACATCCTCCAACAACACGCAAAAGTTGAAGGGGTGCACATGGCAATGCAACAACAACGCCGTCAGGCACTCTACGGGAGCTAAAAGCCATGAAATCTGACAAGATTTACACCTACATTTCCTATGGGGCGATCGCCTGCACAACCTTCCTTTTGTTAGGCCAAGTCGCAGCCGCCTACCCGATAGCCCGGTGGTCAGTGATTGCGTTGATCTTCTTTTTGTTGGTTGCGATCGCCATTGGTGCTGGCACTTCTTCCTGGCTGGCAATGTTCATCGGCAAGGATGAGGAATTTACAAAGCAATACGGGATTGTAAGCCAACTGCCAGTAATCGCGGCGATCGCCCTGCTGCTGGGGTGTGCATTGTTCGGTGCTTTTGCAATTGGAGGTTAGGCTATGACAGTCTTTCAGATGGAGCGGCAAACGTTAGGGACTGAATACCAGAAGAATCAAAACTTTTGGACAGGGGCGATCGCAGGAATGCTGATGAGTGTTGCGGTTCCTACGGTCTTAGCCGAAGTCATTCCAGCAACCGCAAAAACATTATTTTTGGCAGGCGCAGTGTCCGTCGCCGTCGCATCTGCTACCCCCGCAAAAGGACTGAATAGTCGAACCAGAAGACACCATCTAGCGATGGAGAATGCAGCAGATCAGGCGATCGAACGCGATATCGTAAATCAGTCCATCCGCTACGAAGCAATGCAAGGGATGGAACACCAGAACGAGCTACAACGCTGGCTGGATCTGATGCAGCAATACGAACCGCAAAAATATCTGCACTGGCGAGCCTACCTTGAACAGGAAGGCTATATTGCACCGTTGCCGCAAGCAATGCCCGTCTATCAGACCATTCCCACAACCGCGCAATCTGTGCCCGCATACGCTGCATCGGCTCCGGTTGCGGCTAGTGGAGGGGCGATCGCTCATCAACCTGTTTCAGCCGTCACACCTCAACCTATCAGCTATGGGTCAAACACTGCACCCAACCTTGGGGCGATCGCTGATCCAATTAAGCGGATGAATGTTTTGCTAGAAGCACTAGCGAACGAAGGCTTTCCGCTCGGAACACTCCTCAATCATCCCTTTGTTTGGTGCTGGGGTAGAAGCCAGTCAGGTAAGACAACGATTGCTATGCTGACGGCGATCGCTCGTATGGTGCTGGGTCACAACGTCGGGTATTTCACAACCGATGATGATTACCCTCGACAGTTGCCATGGAGTCAGGTTTCAGACTCTCCCAAGGGCTATGAAGAGGCACTAGAAAAGGTGAGTGACATCATTTCTAATGCAAGCAAAGGTGCCCTGAAAGGCAATAGCTGGGTGTTTGATGAAATGCTTGCTGCCTACCAGGAGCACGGCATCGACTTAGAGCGTTTGCTGGTGTGTGTCCTCATGAAGGGCGCAAAAACCAAGGCTGGTGTTATTGCTATCTCTCAAGCCGATACGTCTTCAGCGCATGGCCTAAGTGGATTGGATGCCGCATGGCGGATTGAGCGGATCAGCGTTGAAGCTATCCACACAGAAGACAGCATGGGCAACCGATCGCCCACAGGCCGTTACTTGGTTGACAATGGCGACAAGGAAAAGGGCAAGGCCGTTAAGTATGAGTGGAAGATTCCCGCCTGGATGCTAACCGAGAAAAATGAATGGGGTGTATTTGATCCGGTTGTTTGGATGATGAACCGATTCCCTGAATTACAGGGGATGACCTACGCCGCTCCTAAGCCTGAACCGCGCGATCGCCATGTTGCAGAAGCGCAGCCTGAAGAAGAATCTGAACTGGTCGATGCTCAGACGGCATACGCCAGAATCCGTGAATTACAGGATCGAAAGCTGCAAACAAAGGGCGAAAGACTCACCAATGCTGAACTACAGCAAGAGTTTTACGACTTAACTGGGGTATGGGTTGAAGAAGGCGAAACCCTGAACTACCTGTGGGTGTTAATTAATGGCGAAACGCAAGCCTAAGCCACGGTTTAACAGCGACATCAATTGGGGCGATCGCTACGCTGATAACTGGCGGCAAGTAACCCGTTTCGCCCATTCCCTCACTCACGGGCGCTGCACACTGTGCATGATTCGGAAATCAACCGAAGTTCACCACTGTTATTACAAGGCAGGCGATCGCGCACTAGCCGGTGGTGAAGTTCCAGGAAGAGACGTTTTTCCCATGTGTGAAGGGTGCCATGCGATCGCCCATCACCCAAAGAACTGGATCAAAGATAAGCAGGATCCAAAGCTGGGAAACCACAACACAGAAACTTTCACAAACAAATTACGCGCAAACTTCAAGGTGTTGGCTTATGCAGTTGCAACAAATCTTAGAGACACTGGATCAAAGAAATCCCGAACTCCGGCTAGACGATAGGGAGGTGTTCGACCTTGCCAACCAGATGTGCAAGCGTGGCTTGTCGTGGCGTACCTGGTCAAACTGGAAGCGGCTACCACGCTGGGATGCACCAGATGCCACCTCACTGGTCAGACCACACGCCACAAAACTATCCATTGGGCAAGCGATCGTGTTGTTGGCGATCGCCTACACTCGCATTGACCCCGAAACCCTCGAACCGCTGAGCCCTCGCAAGCCGCTACCCTCCGATGATGAGCTCTGGTGGATTATCAATCATCAGCTAATTCCCAACAAACCACTTTTAGTGGGTGATTTCCTGGAAGGGGCGATCGGCTCCAAAGAAATGAAGCCAGGGGTAGGCCGTTTCTGGGTGCGTACTAAGGAACTGCCTGCCCTGCTTGAGAAGCGTGGCTATGTAGGGGTAGGGCTGCGATCGCTCTACAAAAAAATTCCCGACTTGATCAGCCATCGGCAAAAGCACTTTCCCTTGCATATCGAGCAGTATTGCCGTGCGCTGGATGCTCTGAGCCAACGTAAAGCAGGCTAAGCTGTAAACAAGTTTGCGTTCCATCTTTAACTCACTCTTTGCGGGGTGAGTTTTTTGTTGCATGAAAAAGCCCCTACCGGAGTAGAGGCTGGGGCGATCGCTATGCGGCAATATAAACATTTCTTCGTTTGCGGCGATCGCTTGTTTCTGTTATTTCAAAATCCAGTCGTATCAAATTATTTTGAATCAGCCATCGGGTGTACTGTGCCACCGTATTGGGATGAATGCCAACTCGATCGCTCAATTGTTCAACGCTTAAGCCATCCTTGCCAGATGAGGCGATCGCCTCAAGCAGCTCACACACCGTAACCACCGAAGGATGAAGAAATAACTTTTGCTCTGGCTTGAGCGATCGCTTGATTAACTTGGCTTGCAGCGCTGCATCTAATCTTGCTGTGTCAATCGTTGCCATTATCGAACCCCATACTTGGCAAGCTTAGAACGGTTGTCAATCCAGGCCTTAGCGGATGTCACGGTTGCGGCTTTAGCTGTAGGCAATCCACCGGCGATCGCCTTAGAGCGAATATCTACAGCCCATGCAATCTGCTTAGGGGATCCTTCCAACTCAGGCAATACATCACCATCGGTCGCCCATGCTTCCAGCCTCCCCGTCAACACATCGAAATGGCGGTAAGCGTCATCAAGCTTTTCCGACTCAAAAACGCACTGCCCATTTTTAACAACCAGGAAGCTGATTTTGCGCTTGCGGGCTCCATAGTTGGCGTCACACACTTCATACACGCCATCTTCGGAGATCTCATAAGTCACGGTCTTGCGGCTCGCACCATGACCGGAATATTCAGCAGCAGTCAAGAAATGCTTCTCAAAGCGATCGCCAATCTTTGCCACATACCCAGCCTTGCCCGCACCGCGCATATCATCAACTGAAATCTGCATTGCCTTAATCCAACTCACTACAACTATTGTCTTATCCCTTAAAAGGATTGTCAATCCCTTTAAGGGATAAGACATGGGCGCGATCGCCCTCCACCCGCAATCACCATCGCTCAATTCCTATATGACTAAATCACCTAATAATTAATGATTAAATAGCTATTTAGTTATTTGCGTATATGGCGGCATAGTGCAAGACAGAACCCGCATTCTACCGTGGCAATTTCATGCACCGTTTTTCTAGCTGGGGCTGCGATCGCCATTTCTTCGTTAGCCATCTATTTCCAGTTTTCATCGCTATGTAGCTATAAAGCAGTTTAAAAGTATTGCTATATAAGCATTTGAGTATATGGCAAAAGAGGAAAAAGATTTTTTTTGGCGGCGCGATCGCCGTTCTTCTTTTCTTCGGAAAAGCTTTTGCAGAGCGCTTTTCAGGTGTTGAGGGCGATCGGGCATGAAAAAGCCCCTGGTTGTGAGCCAGGGGCGCGTGTGGTTTGGTGTTTTAGGGTTAGGCGCGCGAAATATCGTTTGGATCTTCAAGGTCTAGTAACTCATTTTGGTATGCAAATGATTCGGGTATTCGCCGAAAGCTGGCGTTTTCCCAATGAATAATTCTTCCGTCTAAAGTTTCTATGGTATTCATCTCTACAAGAATTCCTACTTTGTCTAAATAGGGAGGTGTTCGGATAGAAGTCCATTCGTAAACAAAATCTCCATTCCTTGGCTTAGCTGGGAGTGCATCTTTAATGCAATACTTGGCGAAAAAGGACGAAAAAACTAAAGCTTTTGCAATCCGTTCAAGTTCCATCTTTTCATCCTCCAAAACTCGATCGCCCTATCTGCACTGGCGATCGCACTACAACCCGGTGCAGACGGGAAAATATCTAATCCTGAGATTAGGTGATTTTGTGGGTGAGGGCTGTTTATTGTTGGGAGTGTCCAGCTAAGATTCTTCTGGCGTTTTTGACAATACCCCATCGAATGCTACGAGAGTCAGCATCGATCAAACTCCGAATGGGCATTGCTTTTGTTTTTTGCTCGTATTCGTCAATTGCCTGCGCTCCCTCAGATGCGAGTTTTTCGGCAATGGATTGATGTAAGGATTTGCGATAGTCGGGATCTGCCGCATTGGCTTCTCTGCAAGCTTTTTCGTGTCGCGATTGGGCTGCATTGTACTCTGAGTAAAACTGAACCATTTGATTCCTCCTGTGCATTTACGACGATTGCGAAACTTCAAGAATTAGCTAATTTTACTATTTACAGATTCGGGATGCGATCGCCTAGAACCCTTGAAAGCCCCATGGGAGCCAATCGCACGTCCTGTACAATCTTGGTTCTTTCATGCCCTTCTGGGTGAGCCGATAGTAACGGGCACGGGCGTAGCCGCGTATGGGTAGACGGCGATCGCTCCAGCGGCTTTCAATTAGTCCGGCCTTTTCGAGGTTGTACAGTGCTGTATAGGGAGGGCTAAAGAGGTTCAATACCCGTTTGACGCCGAGTGCGTCTAATTCCTGGTTGTGCAGCACTCCCAGGATTTCGGCGTTGATGTTTCTGCGCTTGAAAGGCCAAATCATAGAATTAGGTGATGTTGTGGGTTGGAGGGCGATCGCTACTTTCGGTTTTCAAGAGTAGCGGCGATCGCAGCAGCTACGTAGACGGCGATGAATTGAGGGATGCCAATCACAACCGGGTGAACAGTGGCGACACCAAAGGCAAGCAGGAGATAAACAGCAATCAGGAACTGAAACCATTCAAAGGAGGCTTTGATGTGCTGCCATGAGATTGGAATTCTTTTGCGTTTCTGCATATCTCGGAATTAGGTGATTTTTGCTTAAGGGATAACTTGAACTTCTGCGATCGCCTCTAGTCCTACGTCCATCCGTTGTGCGATCGCTTCCAGGGAATTCATTTCCTGTGCCATTGATGACGGGAGATAAACCCGCATTTTCCCTGAGTCGGACGGAGCCCAACCAGCAGCCCAGCAGCAGCCCCATTTAGCCAGTTCATCAGGAAAAGGTAGATACTTGGCTGGCATCCGTCCATCGAGTACGTAAGCGTGACGCACACCTGATTCATAGAGAGCGATGTCGCGAACTTTTTTGCGGGCTCTGTCGATTGAGATGTTTAGGTGGGTGTTTGTTACCACTTCTTCACCGTCGGGGCCAGTGCGTGAAACTTGAATCCAGATAGGTCTAGGTTTCTTTAGATCGCGATCGCTCAATGGTGCTGGTTGCGGGTGCCAACCTTGAGGTTCGGGCGATCGCTCCTTCACCTTCACCCGTGGCGTAAATCCTTTACTTGGCATTGGATGACTTGAGGATTCTTTCAAATTGATTGACGGTTACGATATTTTGCTGAACAAGTAAGGTTTTGATTCGAAGCGTAATTTCAGGTTCTGACGGCTTGCACTCTTCTGCAATGTCCATCAACTGATCCAGGTCATCAAGTGAAACCTCTAAATGCTTCCAACCCTTTGAGCGTAAGAGCTCTAAAACTTTTTCCTTTCGGAGCTGCATACTAGTTTCTCCTATGTGTGCGATCGCGCTAGAACGGGATATCTTCGTAATCAATATCTGACGGTCTAGCCGTTGGTGTTGCGGCTGCCATCGCTGGCTGACGCTGTTCCGCCTGCCCTTGGTATTGTTCGCTGTCCTTCTTGCTGCCCAGGAAGCGGAACTGATCCGCTTTCACCACTAATTTGGATTGTGGATTTCCTTCTTTGTCCTGCCAGGATTCAGTTTTCAGGGAGCCGTGGACGCCGATCAGCGCACCTTTCCGCAAGTAATTTCCTACTGTTTCGGCTGTCTTGCCCCATGCTTCGACGTTCACCCAATCAGGAGGCACATCTTTACCATTACGGTTTACAGCCATGGTGAACTTGGCTACAACCTTTCCTGATTCAAAATATTTAACTTCAGGATCGCCGCCTACTCTGCCAGCAAGATTGACCACATTAACCGGGCCAATCTCGCCTTCAACGGGCCAACACTCTTCAACAATGATTTCGTAGTAGGGGCGATCGCTCTCCTTTTTAGAAACAATGTGCAACCTTCCTGAAATAACACCAGCGGTCAAAGGGGCGTCACTCCAACGGGTAAGTTTGATGACGTGTTCCGTTTCGTAGTCAGTGAACCGGGCGATCGCATTCTGAACAGGCTTCTGGCTATCGGAGGTATACCGAAGCTCTGGGCCTGCTTCAATGGCGATCGCAAGTACAACGTTGTTGCTCATGGTGGAATTAGGTAATGTTTACTTGTTGAAAGGTTGAACAAATCGGTAATAAAGCAAGGGCTGCTCTGTGCCGTCATCCCATCGGACATGGTAGTAACTGGGATAATCCGGGCGAAGGCGTACGATCGTCCCTAATTGGGGTGAAGTGCTGCAATTGACCGCAACAAAGCGATCGCCTGGTTTTAGGGGTGTATTTTTCATGGTTTTGGTGAAGTTGTTGGGTTGAGAACTCTCTGCATTTACCCTGGCTTGAGACAGGCCTCGGCTGCATTACAGGCGCACCCTGTTTCGCCCTTATCCAACACCTCTTGCACTCGGAACACTTGGAACTGAATCCGATGAAGGACTAGGGGCGATCGCCCCCACTAGCAACACAATCAAAATCGAGCCAGCACAAACCTTGAACGTTTCAAACAGAAAAACTTTCATTTTGCAAACTCACGGGTTACGTAAACAAAGGAGGCGATCGCCAACAACCAGATCAAAAAATCAATTGATGTTTGCACCTTGCCTCCTAAACTTTTCCGTTTCTGAATCCAGTACCCACCATTCGCCGTCGTGCCAAAGCTGGATCTCGGTTGGCTGAATGTTGGGTGCGCCGTAGTCTTTGCGGGAAAGGGCGATCGCTTCTTTGTAGCTCTGGGCGTGTAACGGAAGGGCGATCGAGCCGTAACAAATTTTGTAAAATCTAAGCATGATTTCCTTTACAACATCGTGCCGACAATCAATGGGGCGATCGCCCAGGTTCCGCACTGGCTGTAAACACCAATTACTGTCCATAGCTATCGGATTAGCCTTACAGCATTGACCGGGTAATCTGTTACCTCGCCAGATTTGCACCAATACAAAAAAGCGATACAAGTGCTTAAGCTAGTAAATTCCTCGTGGTAAGATTTGCCAGCCGTGAAAGCGAAGTATATATCCTGGAATTCATGCTGGTAAGCATCCGAATTCCAATCAAAGGGCATTTTGGGGTTAAAAACGTAGCCTAATGTGGTTCTTTCGTCGCCAGTGTCCTGAACGTCGTAAACGGTATAACGCCGATCGTCCCTATCCAACTCAATGCCTGCTAGGTTAATGCCAGGTTTCCAGTTACCTTGAAAATCTACTTTGCCAACTAGCTTGTGGTATTCTTCAGGCGTCATCAGGGTTGTACTAGTTACTTGCCCGTAACTATTTCTGCAAACACACGGGATTTTGATATTTTTGACCAAGAAATCTTTTAACTCCATTTATTTAGACCTCTTGCTCCATGAGCGTATTTGCTATTTGAGGAAAATATCTAGATCTTTTTGCACCGTAGCCTGAGATTCTTGCTATTCCATCCGGTCATGTAATCACGGTCAAGCGGGAATTGCGGGCGATCGCGTACTTCGTAATCCTTGCTGCCAAAATTGCGTTTGTCGGCTGCGGTCAAAAGATTGAATAGTGTTGGTGTCATGATTCCTTCAGGGGTAATGGGTGAGGAGATGCACCCCTGATTCGATTGGGCGATCGCCCTAAATCATCAATTCCAGCGCTTCCGTATCTTCTTCGTCATCTGCGATCGCTTCCAACTCTTTCACCTCTTCGTCGGTCAGCGGTTCAACAAGTTCAGTAGCGATCGCAGCAAAGTCAGGCATATCTTCAGGCATGAACTAAACTCCGTGGGTGTTACAGGGCAGTCCGTTCCTCGATGGTCTCGATCCACTTGTAGCCAGGGTACAGAACGGCGATCGTCTGCTTGATGGTCTGACCATCGGCAGAGTAAGGGAACAGAATCGTTTCAGCTTCAAAGTTCTTGTTTTCGATTACGACTGCCAGCATGTTTGCGCTCCTTCGTGTTCCATAATTCAACTGTATTGTATTTCAATACAGTTTGACAATAGGGAAATGTGAAAATTAGGTAATTCTTGGTTAAGAGGCTTGTAGCTCCTGTGCGATCGCCAGTAGCTCAGACTTGATTCTGATGGGCGATCGCTTTGCCAGTGCTTGCAGTTTGGCGGCAACGATGGCTGCGTTAGCGGGTGGGATGACATACCCTGGCTCATTGGTGAGCTTTAGAGCGCGTGTCTGACCGTCTAGCCAGGTTATGTAACCAGCCTCTCTTAAACGTCGTAGATGAGCCTGAACGGGTGCAGGGCTTTTGAGTTTGAGTCCCTTCATAATTTCTCGGACGGAGGGCGATCGCCCTCCACTCAACTCCATGTAAGTGCGTATCCATTCGTAGGCTTTCAGGTTTTTCTGGGTGAGGGCGATCGGCTGCCGTGGTTTGATTTGTGTGTAAGTCATGGTGTTTGTGGGTGGTTAAGGGCGATCGCTTCTATCTTCAAAGCCTCGAAACATCTGAGGCATGAGTTTGTTTGTTGATAGGTACTCTGTCATGTCATCAGTTAGTGAATGTGCAATGACACATCCATGATTAGGGCAGCAAAGGAAGTAATCACCAACCCGCAGTTCTAGCCACCAAGTCCCCTGCATCCCTTGCCCGTTCAGATAGCAGCACACTTGCAATGCTACCCATTCACGCTCTGCAAATAGGCCGCAGCTCATCAGTGTGACGCCAGAGTCGGGGTCTTCGATGAACCAGTGCCCATGCTCACCTTTCCAGTATTTCCATGCCATTAGCGATCGCCCTCCGCTTCAGTAATTAGAACCGTGCCCGGTTGGCTCCACATAATCTCGTTGAGCCATTCAGTGAAAGGCATAGAGGTGCCTGCCTCTTGCCATTGCCGATGCATAAACAAAGCAATCTGGGCACAGGTAGACATTTCCAGCTCAACGTCTACGGTTGCGTTATCCTCTACAGCTTGAGATGCCATCCCAAAAGCCTGAGAAACGATCGCCTCTGTAGTTCCATTAATCCGAGCGATCGCCCGCTCTACCAACAACTTGCCGTAATCATTAACCCCTAGCGCTTGCTTCATGGCTTCGTGGTCACTCTGCTTGCTGTCCAACATCCAGGTTGCAAGGGCTTCAGCGTGGTCGTTTTCTAGGGACTGGTCGCAAAGCTCGGAAGCCATCCATAAATCAAGGGCTAACCAGTTTTTGCTGAAGTTCACTCGATGCAACAACGCGTAAAACTCTTCGGATTCATCACACATTTTGGGTTCTCCCAGTGTATTGATATAGGATACAGTACAGGCGAACTTTATTCGCGATTCATCCGCATTTCTTCAACGGTCAGAGCTGCATCCAGTAGGCTGCTGTAGATGCGTTGGAGTTTAGAGCGATCGCCCCCCTGTAACTCCATATCCATCAATGCACCCATGGTGTATTGCGTGGCATCAGCTAATTCTTCGGTTAGGTGAGTCAGGAAATCGTGTCCATCATTGGTTCGGAGTGGCCTGCCGTATTCTTGGATGCCTTTTTCTGTGCGTTGGTGTAGTAGGGATAGGAGGCGATCGCACCCTGGGCGATGCTTCTGTCGGGCGATGTCCTGCTGTACCCGTGGTGTGATTGGGGTGTGTTCTACAAAGTTTTCGTTGGCCCACTCAAGGTAATCTTCTGCATCCGTAAAATCAGCTTCTACGGTGTACGCGTCGTTTTCAAGTTTGGCAACCGTCACCCATGCGTCTGTCCCTGCGGGCAAAACACTTTGCAGTAACTTAACTGCAACTTCGATTGCTGCTGCCACTTCAACTGGTTCTGGTGTCACGGGCGATCGCCTCCAATGTTTTCAACTAAAACCTTGATCCGCGTAATTTCGTCTACGATTTCACCCCATTTCGGGTCGTTGGTTGACACGTTCCAGTCCAGCAGCAATCTTGGCAAAGTATTCAGTTTCTCTAACGCCGATTGACTAGGTTTAACCATTGGTGCGATCGCTCTCCAACGCTTTACTAATTGCGGCTAACTCTTGATCCGTAACTTCGCCCTCAGTCCAGAACACTGTGAAGGAGTCAGCGTAAAGGCAGTCAGTAAAACCATAGGTAGCCGTTACTTTGATAACCTCCTCAACCCTCCACTCATAACTCATAGGCGGCTCTGGCTGAATCTTTACACCGTGGGTAAAACGTGAATTGCGTGCCATGCCAGCAGGCACAGGCGCATCATTCAGGTGACGGGTAACTTTATACATTGCGATCGCCCTCCCCACGAGCCAGGAACGCACGAATCAGCGCCTCATCACCAGTGTTGTACAACGCCCTTATTACACGCTCAGCCACATCAGAGCGTGTAGCACCCAGCAACTCAGCCAAGGAATCAAGCTGATCAGATGCAGATGGAGTCAGCATGATTTGATATTTCTTCTTCACCTCCCCGTAGACCCTGGGCTGCGATCGCTTATCGGTCATCAATACATCCATAACTCAGTACCAAAATCTTACGCCAATACTAGCAACTTAAAAAACATACGTCAACACATATTTAGGTGTTGACGTATGGATGAAAATGTAGGATATTAGATTCATGGAGGTTGAGCGGAGCGGTTAAGCCGCTGGCAGGGTGAAGCACCCACCACACGCCCGACACGAAAGGAGGGAGCCGCCCTCGCCTCCATCCAGAGAGTACGCAACAGCATCTTAAGGCACTGCGCTCTAGGTAACGGGTTAACAGCTACGGGCACCGTTAAGCAGTTCTGGCTATGTCCAAAAGCCAGCGGTAGGAGGTCGCTGATCCCGATAACGACAGGCGGCAAAAGGTAAACGTTAGTTTTGGAGGCGATCGCGCATGCAAGTGATTGAGAAGCTCGAACAAAAGCGCAATGCATTGATTGCTGAATACAACGTCGCAACTGAAGCAGAAAAGTATTGGATCGGGCTTGAGCTTGATGCAGTAGAGGCCAAATTATCTCAGGCCAAAAAACGCCCCTAATCAGTTTGCATCTACTACACACCCATTACTTAGGAGTTCTAGTCATGGCAAGCATTGATGAAACCGTTTTGAGCTATATCAGCAAAAAGTGCGATCGCTCCCTCACCCCTGAAGAATGGGCAGAGGCGATGAGCACCGAAGAGGATTACTTCTATCGTGCCGACTACACCGCTGGGCAGGTTCGTAGTGCCCTGGGTCGTCTGGTGAAGACTGAAGATCACCTGGTTGCCGCTGTTGGCACGGGCAAGGCCCGCAAGTTCCACAGCACCCGGTTTCAAGGGTAGAGCCATACCCTGTCTGTATTGAAATAGAACACACCTACGGAGATCTAAACCATGGAATTCACTGCACAACAAATTGCTGAGTTTGATGCCCTGTTCGAGGAGTCTGAATTTGTCCAGCTAAAAGGCGTTGCTGCCACGCTGGGTTACTCGGTGCAGAAGAAGGGCGATCGCTACTTTGGCTACGACTCCAACAACACAGAACTATGGAACGATACCGATAAGGACAAGGTTATTGCGGTAGTTCACAACCTGGCGATCGCTGAAGCCAATGAACTCGATTTCTCTGAGCCGATTGACCTGGATGCGTTTGACGGGTTGTTTGTTGAGGCTTAGGGGCGATCGCGCAACTTACAAGCACTATTGAGGGTTTACCAATGGGATGGTCTATTGGATATGACGATGGTTTTGAGCGTTTTATTGGCTATGGGGTGCCCGCCCTTTGTGATCATCCAGGCTGCAACGAAGAAATTGACCGTGGGTTGAGTTATGTCTGCGGGGGTCAACCTTATGGAGGCGATCGCGGTTGTGGCCTTCACTTCTGCTGGAATCACCTTTATGCAGATGGCTCCTTATGCGATCGCTGCATCAACCAACAGGATTCATTCGAGCCAAAGCCTGATACGGATGAATGGGTGAACTTCCAAGCCACTGATGAATCATGGGCAGAATGGCGCAAAGAGAACAAGGTGAAAAACGTCAAACAGATTCGCGCACTTGAGAAAAAGCTGAAGGTTCAGCGCGGGTTCTGGAAGGAGGCAGCTAAGGCTTAGGGCGATCGCCTTACCTACTTCGGCTTGTATTTCAATACAATAGAGACGTAAAAAGCGGGGCAAGCTACGCCCCGCTTCTCAAGTAACTTCCTGAGGACATTTTACATGGAATTAACGGCAGCTATCCAGCCATTCTTTTTCAATGGTGCAGAACTTCGTTTTGTTGGAACAGTCCAACGACCTGAATGGGTAGCAAACGACTTGTTAGAGATTCTCTACCCTGAATTAGACAAGCGCAACCGTCATAATTACCTCAACAAGGTTCCGGCAAAATGGAAGGGTCATAAGAATCTTATGACCCTTGGCGGAGAACAAAATGTTGTCACACTTCTAGAGCCAGGATTTTGGCGAATTATCGCCCGGTCTGACAGTCCATTGGCTATACCCTTTCAGGATTGGCTGTTTGAAGAGGTTCTGCCAACCATTCGCAGGACTGGCAGCTACAGCATTTCAGGCGATCGCACAAACCATCAGCTCATAGCTCAAATAGCTGAAATGAGGAAAGAAATGGCTTTAATTAGCCGTCAAGTTGGAGCAAAACCACCGCTTGTAATCTACCACTATCAACCGCCTGAAATAACCAAGGAACACGTAGCTGAAGTGGCAGAAGCGATCGCCCTAACAGTCAATCCCCAAAACCGAATTCCTGTCATTGAGATATGGCGGCGAATTGAAGCCTATTATCAAAATCAAGGAATCTTACAAGTCAGGGGCGAAAAGCGCATCTGGAAGCCAGATCAAAGCTACATCAAAGGTTCCAATCAAGTCTTTAGGTCGCTGAAGCTACTAGAAATTCCTATCGCCCTAGTAGACATTGGCAGCAACCGCAAAGGAATCAAAGGCATCGGCCTCAAGTAGAGCGATCGCCCAATCACTACCAACCCCATCACACCCCCTGCCTTAACTGGTAGGGGGTTTTTCATCGCGCACCAAAACTGCCTAACCCAAATTAGTCTACGTTCGACAGGGTAATGAAGTGACTCCGTCCATACAGGACAAGGGTTTCAGCCTCTTAAGTTAGTCACTTAGGCAGATCAGCCCTATACCTTATATATATATTTCTACTTTCTATCCCCCCCCTATCTACATTTAATTTTTTATTTTCTTATCTATATGACTAAGTGGGTAATGTGACTAATAAAGAAAAGAGGAAAGACGGAATAATAAGGGTTTCACGCCCTGAGTCAGTTTATTAGGGTACAAGTGTTTGCCTTTTTGGGAGGGCACAAGGAAATCGGCTGAAAGCTATACGGGGTAGGGCGATCGCCCGTTTACCTCAAGGGTTAGTCAGTTTTCACCCCTGGTTGAGAAATTGAAAAAGGAGGCGCAAAAACGGGTACCCCCCCCTAAACAGCAATTGATAGGGGGGGGGAGGGGTGCCTGTGATGTGGTGGGCGATCGCCCTCGGTTGTGCTGAAGGGGTAAACCGACAACAACCAGAAAATTCCCGCCCTTGCCATTTAGCAGGGGCTTTTTGTTGCAAAACCAGGAATCACCTAATTCTTCGATGTGGGCGATCGCTGTATTGATATGCAATACTAAACAAAAGCTTCTAGGCAAGAAAAAATGGACACACCCCTGAATGTTTTGGCCTCTGATTTACCACTTGAGATGGCTCTACACCGTCAGCAGATTGTGAATGAGATTAAGGCTGCCAGCGATATTGAGAAGTTGAGGGAGTTGGCGATCGCCGCTGTAGACTTGAATTTTGCAACCAGGGCATGTTTACGGAAGATGAATCCTGGCAGCAGTGTCTTATGATTTGGCTGTTCGTTGCCGCTGTAGGCGTAGTAGGGGCGATCGCCGTCCTTTCCCTCATCTGTATGCTAGGGCGTACTGTAGGGGCAATAGATAGCATCCAGGATGAGCAGGAGAGTGACCAATGATGAAAACGTGGGAGAAGCCGCCATATTACCTGGCTGCAAAGACGGAAGGCGATCGCACTACGGTCTGGGCATCTGCACAACCCATAACAGCAGACAGCCCCGGTGAAGATAAATACTGTTTGCTCGTGGCTGAGGTTCCAGCAGGGGCAACACCGGAGCGGGTAGCGGATGGATTGATAGAAACGTTGGTGGTACGGCGATCGCAACGGTGTGACGTGATCTAGACTTGAAGGACATTCAGGTTCACAACCCAGAATCAGCTAATAACACAATAAAGGCGATCGCACATAACATTGCGATCGCTTTTTTAAGTAATAAAAAATCCTCTGCGAAGGACAGAGGATTTTGAAATTTCTTGCCGCGCAAACTACCGTGAAACGTTTGCTCTTTTATTGTATTCCTAATAAAAATCCCTGCCAATAGTGACAGGGAAAACCTACGGTGCAAACCTATTCTAGAAAATAATTTCCAGGATTAACACCGCAATAATTGCTGCTAGGGCGATCGCTGCAAATATCCACATATTCAACCTAGTTCCTGGGGATTCCAAAATTATCATCTGCAATAATCAGCGATCGCCATATAGGCTCGAACTTGTAATGTGGTGTTATCGAGAATCCGCCACGCCTGAAAACTTCGATGTCTATCCAGTAATCGCCTAAATAAATCTGTATCCCGGGTGGGGAAATATCAAGCCCAAGGCCGCAAACAGCAACAGTGATCATGCTCATCCCCTGCTTGATTGGACGGTGCGATCGCCGTTGTATCTGCCAGTGACCGAATAGCTTTTCTCGGGCGCATCACAGTTTTCAAAAATCATCTGACCAATCCGCAATCCTGGATAAATTGGGAGCCAGTTAAAACGCAGTTCATTAATTAGTTCAAGCGTTAAAACTGAGTCTTGCCATCCTGGATCTCCAAAGCCTGCCAACACATTATTAAAGCCTTCCCTTCCCCTGGAAGACTTTAGGCAAAAGGTAACCGTGAGGGTATCCGGAATATTGAAAACCTCAATCGTAGAGGCTAGGAAAAATTCTTTTGGTTTGATGTAGTAAGGATTTTCGGCTGTGTACCCTGAAAGGTCTACATCAACAAATTGAACTGGCTTAAACTTTACCCATCGACGCAACGGCTTAAACCGAAACAGAAAACGAGATAGGCGATCGCCCCAACTACCTTGATGCTCTACCTTGATAAACTGCCCAATCCGAACGTCGATTGATGCTGGGTTTAGCATTTCTGGGAGGAACGGCACAACCAAATCATTCTCAAGGCAAAGCCGCCGGATCTGATAATCAACTAATGCCATAGGTTTCTATTAGGAAAAACTACTCTTTATCACTCACAACCCAACCTTCATCCGTTTGCCGCAGATGAATGCCGTAGGTTTTGAGGGTAGCGATCGCCCCATTGAACTCGCTGAACATCCCCAAATACTTGCCCAGGGAATCCAGCGCACGCACCTTATCAAAAAATGTCAACTTAAAGAACACGCCATCTTTTGTTTGAACCGGAGAGATAGATGCGATCGCCCTCTGCAACTGTTCAGGCAACGTTGTTGGGTCTTTCACCAGCAACTTTCCTGCCTTCACCTCAACAGCTTTCATTGTGTTAGCAAAGGCGATCGCGGCATACTCTTCTACAACGCGATCGATAGTGACATTCACCCTGGCTGTTGATTCTTTGCGTAATGTTGCGATGCACTCCTGAATTTCATGTTTTTTCAAGAGTTGTTCTGCCATCTGTCCTGCACTTCGGACGCTATAGCCAGCACGAATAGCAGCCTGCGTTCCGTTGCTGTCTACGCAGTATTCTTCACAGAAACGCTTTTTCTTAGGAGTTAAAGGCATACATACAAAAAACGATCGCCCTCAAAAGCCCCTGGTAGAGTGGCGATCGCCTCTATTCTAGCCTGTATTGAAATACATGCCAATAAAAAGTGGCAGCTTCAGCCTATCTCGCACAACTCAATCCATTGCATTAACAGCAACGGCGAAGGGTATAGGTGCCATCCATCCAATCGGCTCCATCCAAGATAGTATCCCTGCGACATCGCCCAGCGGAATTCAAAAAGTGTTTTTGGTGGCTTTCCCATAGCTTGTTATTCCTTGTAGTAAACCTCAATGGATGAGTAAAACGCCGGAGATTCATTGAGTAGGATTAGCGCTCTCTTGACTGCGCTCTTAAAAGTTAAATGAGGCCATTCTCCGGGGGCGTATCCAGGCTTTGCGCAATAAGAGCGCATAATCCATCTTCCGTCTTTATGAGGCCACCCGTCATCACCTGTAGGCATTGCTGAGTCAAGGTTTAAGGATAGTTGTTTCATGATTTCAAGATATTTCCTGGAACCTCTCGTCATTTAGGTAGTGTCTACGCCATAATAGATTTAACGACACACGAGAACACCCCAATGATTAACAAAATTCGTCAAGAGTACAAAGCATACGGAAAGATTGAAGTTGTAATTGACGTTTACGGCGATCGCGTCAACTTTTTGGGGTACAACAATTTCATGGTTGATTTTTTTGCACGGCGCGGGGTTGTTGCACATCCCGATCGCGGTGGCATCTCCATTGACAAGCGCGATGCCGACAAACTCGGAATCGCTTTGGCAATTGGTTCTTACCGAGCGTCCTGTAAAGATTGTCGCAAAAAACTGACTGCCTGCTAAATATAAAGAACCCCGCGTCTCAAGTAAAGACACACGAGAAGCGGGGTTTTCCTATGAGGGTAGCACAAATGGATGAACAGCCTAAGCGCAAACGTGGCAGACCCAAAACTAAGCCAGATGACTATAACAAGCAAAAAGCCTGGAAAGAGCGCACAAACTTTGAGTCAAGCGAAGAGCGCAAAAAATACAAAGCCGAAAAAGCCAAAGAGTACCGCAAGCGCAAAAAGCAACAGGAGAACCCTTAAAAGCGATCGCCCTATCTCGCCGTCATACCCAAGGTAAATGTTCCATCAGTCCTGCTAACCACATTCCCTCTCACTGCTCTAAATGGGGCTGAGATGGTAAAGGGTGCGATCGCCGTTGTTGCCGTATTCGCCGCAATCACTTCTCTGTGGATTTCGTGCCAGGTGCCATCAGGGGCTTCTACTTCGATCGCCACGGTACCACCTGAAGTTACAGAAGTAGCTGTGAAGTAAAAGGCAAAACTTCCATATCTGGTTGCGGTTGTGCTACTGCCTGCACCCGTGGCTGTAACCGCGTTGAGCAAGGTAGCAGATGCCGTTGTGTCGGAGGTCTGCCAGTCAGACCATAAGCCTTTTAGGAGGGCGATCGCACTCGCGGTAGAACCAGGCGAGGCAGCAGCACTATCGGAAGTTTCACCCAGCACCGGATCGTGCGATGTCATCACGTCGGGGCTAAGCTCGGTACCTGCACCAGAATAAGTGTCGCGATAGCGAGTATTACCTAATCCGTCTCTATAAGCGATAGAACTCATAAGTTAATCCGTAAAGAACAAAGTTGTAAATTCGTTGGCTGTAGCTGCATAGTTGGGTTGCTCCCCTGACACAAAGCTAGTGCCGACGGCAGCCGATCGCACCCATTTAGAAACCCTGCCATTGATGTCGATCGCCGCTACCCGTATATAGACATTCCCCCTGGGTGCAGGACTCAGAACAATATTTCTGGTTTTTAGGGTTTGCCTGTTGACCCATACCCCATTAGCAAACACTCGATATTCAAAAAAGTAGGAACTGATAAACGGATCACGGGTGCCATCGGCTCTTAGTGGTGCATCCCAACGGCAATCTAAGTCAACACCTGTGATTCCTGTTTCGGTGTTGTAACGAACACGGGCGATCGCCCTCACATTCCTGGGCAAGCTTACCGTTTGAGACGGTCGATTCCTCACCCGTGGGGCTGGTAGAATCTGTCCGTTTTCAATTAAATCGAACTTGTCTGGGTTGTGGTAGAGGGCATTAATCTCGTAGAGGGTGTTGTTAGATTCTGGGACGCTGATCACGTCTAAGACTGTCCAGAGCGATCGCTGCAACGACGCAGAAGCTAGAATCCAGCTTGCTTCCGGTTCTGGTGCTTCGGTGAAGTCGATGGGTAGAGTTAGGACGGTGTGATCGCCTGGTAGGTTGGCGATCGCCCTCTCCTGTCTTGTGCCGTCTGGCATCATTACAGAGAGTAGATAGGTAAAGCCAGCGCGTATTCTGACAGCGCGATCGAGTGTCACCTCTCCAGCGGTTGCTTCCTTGATTAACCCGCCTCCCGTGTATTGGGAGGTTTCGTAATCGTAAATATCAATCAGGTCGCCTGGAACACAGATCACGCCATGCATCCGGCTTTTGAAGGTAACAATCTTTCCTTCGATGTTGCCGATTAGTGCTGCCAGTCCTGCGCGGCGTGCTTGCCCTTGAGAGGTGCAGGCAAACGCACTCATTTCTAGTGGTGAACCTTCACCATACTTTTGGCGGTATTGTGCTGGCAGTCTGACTGTAACCGTATCTCGTTCCCAGGTTTCCGGGTCGATGTAGGTAACGATCGCCTCTGTTTTAAGCGATCGCAATCCAGGTCGTGTGTACCTGAATTCGCCGTTCTCAACATCTGCTGGCACAAACTGCCGGATAGGGTCACGTGGCATATCTGTGCCTAAGTTGATCACCCCATTTAGGTAGTAGGTGAAGCCATTAAAGATTGAGCGGAAACCTTCAATAACCTCGTTGGCGTCTTTGCGATCGGTTAGATAGATATTGCTGGAAAAACGCCGTTCTAGTCCTCCTTTGCCGTCATTAACTAATTCGTTGCAGTACTTTGAGAGTGCGTAATAGTGCCACTTATTCAGATCTGAGATTTTGATCTCTTGCCCTAACCCTTCTTCTGGGTGAGTGAGAAGATCGAATAGCTGCCATGCTGGATCGCTGATGGCATAGCCTGCAGATTTGAAAGTACCGTCCCAAGTGCCAGAGTAATCGAGGCCGCGATCGCTCATATTCACGGTTGCATTGGTGGGAATTCTGCAATTCCTTACCCCATACATTTCATAAGAGAACTGGGGAATATTATCAAATTGCTCTCTGTCTACCCTGACAGCCATCAGCGCAGTGTGAGGGTAGTTGAATTTGTCATCAATGCACTCTGTATAGCTTTCCCAACGCAGGATCCGCTGATTCTGAAGATCATCATCGTCATCATCGGTAGTGCGCGTTATCTCAACCTCGAACTCCTCAACGGTTCCGCCCAGGTTATTAACCGGGAATTGAACCTCGAAGTTTGTTTGGGTGGGATAACGGCCTTTAATCGTGCGTGATTCTCGCAGGACAAGAGCCCCTGCGCCCTGTCGGATCCGGATTTCATAGCTGACATCGTTTTCCTTGACATCGCCATCGTCTTCAGCTTCCTGCAAGACTACGCTTAAGGTAATGCGGATTGAATCGAGGTTGGGATTTGTGATGGTGCGTGATACGGGAAACAGGTAACGCACTTCTGCCCCAACGGGCGTTTCAGAGAAGACACCCTGGGTGATGCCTCTAATTAATGCCTGGTTCTGAGTGCCAGGGCGAAACCACCATTTGAATTCTGAGAAGTTGTAGGTGCCATCTGGATCCTGTGCTGGTGTGTCATCCAGGTAGATAGACTGTGCGCCGTTCACCAGTCCTTCGATTGGCCCAGAGGATATCGCCCCAATAAATTCGGCAAAGGCAGAACTGATACCCGATACCTCATCGGTAACGGGTTGTTTTGGTTTCTTGGCTCCGAAGCCTTTTGGTGTGGGGCGTTTGCGGGTCATGAGCGATCGCTCTCCCCTAAGACCCAATTAATAACCGCTTCATCTTCTACTAACCTGAAATATTTATAGGTTCTGGTTTTTCGTAGCCATCCAATCACGGCTGCAATGATTGCCATCCAGCACAACTGAAAAAGGCTATCTGAATATTTGGGTGCGATCGCCTGCTGGTCAACTGCAAGTGCAGCCTTAAATCCTCTTACGGCATCTTCTGTTCTCATGTCCGATCGCCCTCCACATTAATCATCGTCGTCATCCTCAACAAAATAAGTTCTTATCGCACCCGAAATGATGTAGTGCCCTACCTTATGCCGCCCGTAAAGCCTGGGCATTCGCCCTCCCTCCTTGATGGTTTGCTGTGGTTGCCCCCAGATGAGCGATCGCCCTCCTTCATCCTCCTGTGATGCCGGGTCTTTCACCTGCCCAAAGATCAGGCTCATGATGCCTCTTGCAACCATTACACCCCCCATCAGAGCCAGGGTTGCTGGTGCCACGCCCAAAATACCAACGCCCGTGAGTGATAGGGCAATTAGACCAACCCCGATCGCAATCTGAGCGAATGCACCACCGTTGGAGCCGTAGCCAGCAGGGACGGGGATAATCCTGATCGATCGCACTTTAGAGGCGATCGGACTTCTCAAAAACTCCTCACCAATTTCTTTGCTGCCAACCCTCACAACAAAGCGGATGCCACGCGCTAACATCTCCCCTATTTGCCGTCTAAAGCTTGGGAAGTTGGCAGACAAGCCCTGCACCGCTTCAGCCACGCATGTGACATCGAGGGCGATCGCAGGCGTAAATTGTTCGGCTAAAACACCTTCAAGGTAAACCGTGATCATCTGGCTTGCAATTCAATACACGTTTCAATCTTAGCCCAGGGTCGAGGCGGAGGGCGATCGCACCCAATAAAAAAGCCACGTGCGCTAACACGTAGCTTTAGGTCAATCCATTTAAAAGTAGCAGCCATGAACCGTCGATGTCGGCCTCCACAATCATAGCCCTTTGTCGTATTGATAAGCAATACGGAAGGACTAGGGGCGATCGCAAAAACTTATCGCGCCCCTGTCAATCTGGCAGCGGGAAAAGCCGACTTACTTCGATCCATTGTGTAACGGTTGCAGCATAGCTTTTGCTCTCAACTGATGCTAGCCCGTCTCTTACGCGCAGAACCGTTGCGATCGCCCATCCTCCGCTCAAGTTTGGATAACAGCAGCGATCGCCAACCACAATATTTCGCCGCCATTTCTTTGAATAGCCCGTCAGCTCCATCCAAAACACCTTTAATCCAATCATGGCGATCGCCTCAACTCTCATCCAATTCTAACCCACCCGATCGCCCTCACTCATTTCTCAATTTTCCATCAATCCCAAAAACTGCCTAACCCAGATTAGGCTACAAACGACAGGGTAACAAAGTGACTCCGCCCATACAGGGCAAAGGTTTCAGCCGATTAAGTTAGTCAGTTAGGCAGATCGCCCCTATACCTATATATATTATTTCTATTTCTACTACCCCCCCTATATTTACTTTTTTATTTTTATATCTAACTGACTATATGGGTAATGTGACTAATAAGAGAGAGTAAGAAGAACGGAGTAATAAGGGTTTGAGGTGCGTTAGTCAGAGGGTTAGTGTACAGATGTTCGCCTAACTTTTTGTTAGTCAGTTTCACGGGCAAAAGAAAACCCCTGGATTTTTACCCAGGGGCCAAAGGTCTTGCGAGTTGAATTTCTATTTTGGCTTACAGTAACTTTTCGTGGCGAAACACCTTAAGCGTTTTACGCTGCCAAAACTCATCATAGGGTACGTGCTCAGAGAGGCGATCGCCCCCCGTGTGATGCAAAATCCTGGGCATGTTGCCAGCAGTCCAAATAATTCCAATGTGTTCCCCTTTATCCCACGATCGCAACGACATCAGGGGCACGTCGTAGAGCACCAGGCCCTCTTCTCTAACCCTGGCTGATACATCTACAAAGCCTGCACCTTCCAATGCGCTGGTGAAGGTGCGATCGCCGTCCAGACGCGTAAAGTCTACACGGGTGAAAGTGCCCACAGGCAAACCTAGAAAACCTTCAAAGAAACCACGCACCAAAGCGGCACAGTCCGATCGCCCCCATTCGAACTGCCAGCCAAGATAATACTCAAGGGTGTTTTCTGGGTGCTGAATCTTTAGCGGATACGGATGTGTGTGTTTCGGGTCGTAGTAATCCCAGCAATCGAACGCCGTGTGATACAAAACGTAAGGCAATCCAAACAACACAGAATTTTCAATATCACCAGGGGATAACTGCCCTGGCTGGTAGCGGGAACAGTGAGAATGGTAGATGGCGATCGCCCTATCACTAACAGCACTCCACTGATCCGGGTCAAACATAAAGGCAGTATCAGGTGATTCCGCTGTATTCGCAAGCGGGATTACTTCGTCTTTGGTGATTACGCCGCAGGTTTCTACTTCGGGAGTGTGGAGGGCGATCGCCTTAATGATGGCCTTGTGATCTTCGTTGAGAATGATGTCACGCATTAGTTAATTCCTCCAAACGCCCCAAGATTTACGAACCCGCCAAAGGGCAAGATTGCATTACTCCCGAAATATTGAGCGCAGTTAGCAGCCGTTTTTCCGCAATCAAACTTTGTCGGGTCGGTCGTGACATTGCCATTAACATCGCGCATCACTGTGCCTGCATAGCCGCACCGAGGGCCGCGAAACGTCCATGAACAGTCTCTATGGACGATGCGACGGGGCAAAGTTACCCCTTCTAATTCCCACGGATTAGAAAGTTTGAAATTGGCAAATTCAGGCGTGATATCCGTTACTTGCTCGATCCTATAAACGTGTTGAGCATATTCTCTAATTGGATCATCCTCAAACTCTTGCCCGTCAAGAAACTTTTTCTGAGTCATTCGCCGGATGACTCTTGCACCTTCCAAGAAATAATTTGAATTAGTTTCGCAAACCCTGATCCAGCTACCAATAAATCTACCCGCATTACTGATAGTAATCGTGGGCATGGGGTTGGTTCCTTGTGTGGTAACGTCGAAGCCTTTTGCTTCACAAGCCAGTGCTAGATATTGGTTGCCCTCAAAAACAACATCAGTGTAGTTGCAAAACCTAATCGTCTCAGCCATATTGAGACGATTAAAGTTTGTTAGCTCGAACAATTCAATTGGTGTTTCCTGTTCTAAGGAATAGAGATCACGCATTATTTTCTAGCTCCTTTCGATACTGCATCCACCCCCTAAAATTGCCGCTCTGCACACTTTCTTCTAGTGCCATTGCTTGATGCTCAAACGGCGAAAGATGCTTTGGGTTAGACCCAGCAAGGCGATCGCACAACTTCACGTCAGCCTTCACGTCTGACTCAACACCAGAACGCAGAAAATAGCTAACTCTTGCACACCTGGCAGCCGATATTTTTTTAACAATTTCCATTTGCCCATGGTCTGGCGCAAACGGTATGTGCCATGCACCAGGCGGTAGTTTGTTGGGAACAGAAGCGGCGATCGCCTCCCTCATCGCACAGGCTAATGCTTGAAATTCTGGCTGCGCGTCTGGGTGGTCACGCAATACAAAAAGGTTTTCCCATGTCGTAGAAGATATGATTCCTTCTGCCCATAGCCAAGGCTCAATAATTCGGTTTAGTAGCTGCTTGTGCAGTCCAATCTTTTCACCAACAAAGTGAAAGACACACGCAGGATAACGAGCCCAAAGCCATGTTTTCATAGCGAGCGATCGCCGCCATCCAGTTAACTCTTCTTTTGCCTGCATTCCTGATTGATTGCGACCAAAAGAAACCGGAATAACAGGATCAAAAATTACTTTTGCGCGCATCTTCTTAGCAGGAACAGCCCTAGAACTGCTGAAGTTGCGCGATAGAACTCTATGGGTATTGAATTCAGCCAATATGAATTTGGGGCATACAATTTTTAAGGTTGTGAGGCGATCGCCCGTTACCTTGTTGATAGAATCAGCCAGCACTTCAGCACTGATTTTCATAAGCAAAACTCGCAAAATTACTCTCTAAATTGTATCGTATTACAATACATTCAAGGCTTGTAAACCTGCATGATTTGTAGGGTAAAAGACGTTTCACCTTTTGCCCCTTGCAGTGCTTTACTGTATTGAATGCAACGCCATAGCTTTGTATCCCCGCTGGCTAACTTAAAGATTCTGCCAGGTGTACTTCTAAGGAATTCATCCATGTTTTCAGCTTGTTCAAAATCATCAGCAAAAGCTGTCACAGTGCCGCTCTCGATAACGTGCCGAATGCGGTTTCGCCGTCTAGATTGCCGTACAGCGTTTTGATACTGATTAACTATTAACTGTCCTTCTGTCTTAAAATCACCTTCCCACTGATAGCGCAAAGGCAAAGCATCGAATGTCATTAAGGCCAAGCCTCCACAGTGTAGGAAAAGTTTCTTACCCTGGGTGCCATGCTACTCAACGATGCATAACAACTATCAGGGCCGCCTGTAACACCCGAATAGATAAACAGGTCTTTGGTGCCAGATACGCCGCTGTTGCCTAAGCCATCAAAGGTCACTGTGAAATAGTGCTGTGCCGTGCCAGCAGTATCTGTTCCAGTGGTAGTAAAAATTGGAGCCGATGCAGTAACAGGAGGACGTAGACCTTCGTTGTAATCACCCGCCCATACTTCCGTGCGAAGTTCCCAAACGGGCGTACACAATGGCCTGGCATCAACAGCTACCACGTCAACTTCCCACTGATAACGAACCTTCACCCGTGCGTTTTCAATGATGGTTACAAACACACCGCTATCATCAACAACGTAACTCCCGTCATCGGTCACAATGTAGCCTGTTTCCTCTACGGGTGCTGCTTCACCGCCTGAACTCGTGCCATCATCTTCATCCGGATCGCCTCCTGTGCCGCCATCTACGGGTGGAGGCGGTAGGCTGGCATCACTGCCTCCACCTGCAACGTATAAGCCCGGTGCATCAACCGTTTTTTCAAATGCTGCTGAGAACTCCCAGGTATCAACCCCTAACTCCTTAAAATTCCAGGTTTCACAGACAAAAGCCCTGGGTGTAATTTCGTCCGGTATCGGGCTCCATAAGAAACGCTGCACCCCTAGCCAGTTACGGAGCAATATATCAAGCGCGTCTTTTTCAGCCTGGGTTAGGACTGCCGATACTTGCAGGGTTTCTTTAAATTGATCATCAAAAGATACGCCTTGGTAACTGAACTGTTGATAAGAATCACCTAATTTTGTGTTTAGGTGATTGACATCGTAGGACTGCTGGAAAGCCCATTTTACGGGCAGATTTAGGGTAGGGTATGCCATTGGCTGAAGGAGCGATGCTGTATCTACTCTATTCAATCAATGAAGGCGATCGCCCCTAATCCGTGAGTTTTTAACCGCAACACAATCACCCTTTGGTAGTGCTACCATAGTGTTATGCCAGCACTATTAAGGCGCGATTATGACAACAAGCAAAAAACGGATTTCGCTTTACCTGGATGAGGAATTGAAGGCGCGGTTGGAACTTTTGGCAAAGACAAGGAGGCGATCGCTTAGTAACCTGATCGAAACTTGCATGGAAGAAGTTGTGAACGAGTCTGAATCGAAGGGTGAAGGTAGGTAGGGCGATCGCCCTAAGGTGTTTTTTTGACCGTTTTGTATTCTATTACAATACATCTTGCGAGGTTGAATATGCTTAAGCGCACACAGAAGCGAAACGCGAAAATTATCGAGCTTTATAACCAAGGTGTTCCAGTAAAGGAGATTGCGGAACGGTGCGGGGTTGTTTACCCTACGGTCGCAAAGCTCTTAAAGGCTTCATGTGAGGATGTCAAGCGCAGATATCGACCATCGCCTTGCATTGATCCTAGTAAGGATGTAGTTGAACAGCTGAGGGAAAAAGGCAGGTTGAAAGAGATTCCCGAGACAGGATGCTTGGAACCCGATGTTTATGTCAGGCCCAATGGCTATCCCGAGATGATGATTAACGGCAAAAAGATTTCATTACATCGCTTTGTCCTTCAGCAGCAGGGCTTTCAATTGATTGGGCGTCAAATAATTGCTTGCCATAAATGCAATAACCGAAAATGCATAAATCCAAGGCATCTATATGCAGGGACGCCACAGCAAAATAGCAATGATATGGTTGTTTCTGGGCGTTCATACAAAGGTGAAAAGCAGATAAATTCTAAGCTCAAGGAATCGCAAGTGCGCGAAATTCGACAATTGCATGCTAGTGGCTTGAGTTATTCCCAAATAGCGGAAAAGTACAGCGTTCACTTTAGCCTGGTTGGTTACATCGTAAGGCGTGAAATCTGGAAGCATGTTGATTAGCGATCGCCCTTAACTGGTCGCCTCTGATGTATCTTATTTCAATACATCAGAGGCTTTTAAGTGCTGTGGCGGCGATCGCCTATCTTCGTACAATCCCCCTGTATCGAGTTTGGTTTTCCAGTTCGCTAATAACCAAGTTGCGAACTACGGACTCTAGACGCTGTGAGTTGATTGGGTTGTCTTGTCCTTGCCCCTGTCCTTTGAACTCATTATTGATGGGAATTGATACGTTAATGCCGCCTCCCATTTGTGGCGCTGCCTGCACTGTTACAGGTGACTTACCTGCTCCACCAACAACGCCGCCCTCTTTGAAATTCAATACCTTATCTAAGCCAAGATCAAAGAACCTGCGTGTTTCACGGTTATTAAGTACCAGTTCTCCGGGCGTTAAAGCTGCCAATACCCCATTTGGGCCTTCTCTTTGAAGTGCTTTAGATATCTCGCCGTAACCCTGCTTATAGTTGCTATGGTTGGCAGATCCAACAACACCCCCATCAGCAAACCCGCCAACGGCTGCATTAAGGAATAGCCCCGCAATATCCATCCAACCTGAAGACTTTCCACCGCCACCACCTGCCAGGGCACCAAAGTTTTTACCACCTCCGGCAACGGCTCCCAGAATTCCACCGCCAAAGCCTGAATTACCTCCTCCCATAAAATTCCCGAACAATTCTTGGGTGAGCAGTTGAGCGGCAATGTTTGCAAGGCTAGAGAGCAGATTATCTAAGATGCTTTCCAGGTTCATTGAACCGTTAATCAGCCCAGAAAATAGATTTTGTGTTGCTCCCTGAAGCTCTGGCAATACTTGTGAACTGAACACGTCGAACTGGCTGTTGATTGTATCCAGTTTTACGGAATTGATTTGAGATAGGTTGTCTCTGAGTTGTGCCGCAGTAGTCGCAGAAATCTGCATTGTGTCTTGCAGTTGTTGAATCTCTCTCAACCCTGATTGAAAATCAAGTTGCTGAGAAGCGATCGCCATTTCTCGCTCGCCCTGCCTTGTATCCTGTCCTCTGGCTTTGCGCTGGTCGATTATCGCCTGTCCTAGTGTCATTGATGAGTCTGTGACCCTACGCCGCTCCTGATAGGCTTCTTCTTCCATGGCACGGCGATCGACTTCTGCTTGTGCAGCCAAATTAGACAATTGAACATCGCGCAACTGCCCTAACTGCTCTCTCAGCTTCGCCGCCGTTTCCGCTGTTATCTCCATTGACGCTTCCATGTTGTCAATGTCTCTAATTTGACTGCGGTAATCAAACATAATCTGCTGAGCTTGCAAGCCTCGCTGTGCAGGGCGAACCTCTTCACCTCTAATCTGCATCCCTTCGATCGCCGCCTGGGTAATCCCCATGTCACCTTGGATTAGTCGAGAACTTTGGGCGAAACGTTCGTTGGCGATCTCACGTTGGCGATCGTTGTACAGTTTCTTGCGCTTAGCCATGGAAGCAATTGGTGCTTGATCTGCGGCTTCCTGTAACTTGCCAATATTGGTTTCTGTCTCTGCGATTAACCCGTCAATCTCCGACAATGTCTCATTAAACTTCTGAATAGCAGGAGCCATCTGCTCGCGAAGCGCTGGGTTGTCAGCAACCAGTTGTTGAGCCTTATTCAGCTCTTCCTGCATCAAGCTACGATTTAAGCGCAACTGCTCGAGCGATCGCGTTGAGTCTTCAATGTTTCGGCTTAGCTCGGTTGCCCGTTGCGATTCTTCCTGGGTGACGCGGCGTAATGCTTCTTGATAGCGGTTCTCGCTGGTGTCGGCACGACCTTCAGCAAATGCATCGTCAACGGCCTGCTGTGCCTGCCTTACTGCATCGGCTTGACTTCGGCTGTTTTGCCGGATCTGTGTGCTGACACGATCCAATATTCCAACGGCTTCAGCTACAGCCGCCCGGTTATTGGAGTTGAAATTAGCGTAAGCGTTGGCACTTGCAGCCTGTGCATTAGCCCTCAAACCTTCGCTACTTGCATTAAGTGAGGTTGTGTCTAGTGGGACACCAGGGAGAAGCTGAGCCCCAGGGACACCCGTGCCCGTACTGGAAGACGTAGAGGCGATCGCCCCTGGGTTTCTAGGATCAACGTTGCTGTTTTGCAGGAAACGTGCAGCACGATCGTAATGCTCCCCACTCCGGAATCTACCAGCGGCATTGTTTACTGATGTTCCGTTGCTATCTGTTCTATTCCAATAACGTTGATTGGCATTTCCCGCAAGTACAGCGGAGTAAGCTCCGCGAATGTCCATTTGTCCTGGAACAAAGCCACGATCCAGTAGATAGCGCTCAACCGCTGGCATCTGTTCAGCGATCGACATATTGCCGTTAATGCCGTATTGCCGTTGGTTGCTAGGGCTGAATTGAATCAATCCTCTATACTGACCGCCATCACCACCCATAACGTTAGGGTTTAAGGTGCCAGCACTTTCCCAACTCATTAACGCCGCAAGTTGCACGGGATCGAGTTGCAGGCGTTGTGCGGATGCAACAATTGCTGCTGCACCTGCTGGGTCACGCTGTACACTTTCGGCTGTTCTGGCTGTACCTGCGCGTGGACGGTATTGCTGTCCTGTTGGCGCTGACGCAGGCGATCGCGTCGGTTGTGGTGTGAGTTGTGCGCCACCAGCGGCATTTACACGAACCTGGCGACCCGACAAGGTTGTAACCATCCCACCCGATCCGCCACGCGCTTGTATGTACTGCTGTGGATCCACAAACTCACCATTGATTCTGATCTTGGTGTCAAGGTGTGCGCCTGATGAAATTGTGTCGTCCTGCCCAATTCTTCCGATTACCTGACCTGCGTTAACTGGCACAGTACCGCTAGTTCTCCCTAAAGCCTGTCTTACGGCAGACTCGGCTAGGTGATTATACTCAAGGGTGATCGGACGGCCTTGTTCATCAACAAACTCAATTCGTATCTGCATCGATCCTTCGCCCGTACCTTCAGCGGTAGCAATTTGGCGGATAGTTGCGTTTCCTGATTCCATGGCAACAACTTCGGCGCCAGGTACCCCACCAATATTCCTGCCAAAATCAATTCCGCCATGAACCCCAACTCCGCTTCGGCGATGTCTTGTGGCACGCCAGCCCTGATCTTCCGATTCTTGATAGTTAACTAATTCCTGTACGCTGCGCCCTCTTAGCGGGGAGAAGAAGCCACCGCCAGAGCCGCTATTGGCATCGCCCGGTGTTGTTATTGTGCCTTGCGGGATTGCCTGCCCTTGTAGATTAGATAGGTTTTGTTGCCCATCTTGGAATGTGCGATTGATTTGTGTAATTTGCTCAGTTAAATCAAGCCAGTTTTGAGGAATTTTAAAGATTGCCTGCAATGCTTGATCAAGCGCGTCAATAATTCCGCTGAAGAAATTATCGCTGTAGTCGCCCAATGCCGTACTTATTCTAGACTTGGCATCTTGTATGGCAACCTGAAAATTGGTTCTCTTAGTCGTTTGTGCAAGGTCTTCGGCTGCACGTTGTACCTCTTTCAGGTAATCCTTGATCTCCTTGTTCAAGTCCCTCATGGCTTGTGCCGCTTGCGCTTGCGTCTCGGCAATATCAGCAGCCATGCCTGCCGTTTCTAAGTCAAGCTGTTGCATCCGCTCTCTGGCATCTGCTGCCATGGTGAGGCGATCGCGTGTTTCAGTAGTTAGGCTTTCACCGATGCTGTCAATCCTGCGGCGAATCTCGGCAACACCACTATCAGAGCTTAGCCCCGCCGCTGATAATGCTTCCTGGATTGCGGGTGAATCGTAAAGCGATTGAAGACCGGATCTCGCCTGTTGGTTGACTGCTATCCGGTTTACGGATCCTTGGATGGCGTTGGTATTCTGCATCCCCTGCAACTGCCCTGGAGTCAGATTCGTTGTGGTTTGTAGATTTGCAAGGGTTTGTCTAGATTTTGCCTCTTGGATGCTTAATGCCTGGTTAGCATCACTGATACTGTCGGCAATCTTGTCAAAAGAACGTTGAAGTTGTTGGTTTATTTGCAGACCCTGCGACATCGCTTTATTAAAACGATCCTGCATGGTCTTAACATCTTCAAGTTGACGCCCCAACTGATCATATTCGGTGCGTAACGCTGCCGTATCTTCAGGGGTAAGGTTGCCTTCGTCCAATGCTTGCTGGATGCGATCTTGTGCAGCCTTGATAGATTCAACCCTTTCAGCAAAGGACTTCTGCAACAGAGCGACCGCCTTAACCGCTTCTTCTCTGGCTGCCAGCAATTCTTGCTCTCTTGCTTGCGATGCCCGCACATCAGATTCATTGCCAGGGTCAATTGTTGCGCGGCGATCGCGTTCCTGCTGGATACGTGCATCAATGTCCATTAATTGTCGCAATTGCCCCTGGGCATTCCCGCCACGCCCAAACATCTGTTGGGCTTGACCCAATAGCTGATCCGTGTTGAATCGCCCTTCACGGCTGTTTACAAGTACGTCACTAGCCTTTTTATCAGCCAGTGTGCTTAGCCCTAGTCGGCGTTGAATCCCAGTTTCGGCGTTACGTAAAAACTGCGTACCTGCATCACCGAAGATACTTTGGGCAAGTGTCCCCAGAATGCCCCCTTCAGATGCAGAAGGTGCATTATTACGCTGTGCATCAGCTAATTCTTTAGTTTTGTCGATCGCCTGTCCAGTCAATCGTAAGTATTCTTCTAAGCTCTTACGCGATTGTTCTGCAAAATCTTTTGCGGCTCCACCCGCATCTTCCTGTACTGATTTAAATAGCTTGAATAACTCGATCGCCCCAAACAAACCAACTGTTAAACCTGCTGTGCTAAGTGCTGATGACTTCATCAAGCCAATAAAGGATTTTATCGCGACTCCGGCTAGCTTTGTGATTGTGACAAAGCCCATCTTGGCACCGCCTGCTGTTACCAGTGCAGCGGCATAGCGTGTTATAGCTGCGATCGCCGCTGAACTTAGCAACTGAATAAAAGGAGGCAAGACAACCATTGTTGCCTGCAATGCCTTTGTGAGCATATCCAGGCCCATATTCCGCACTGGCAGAAGCTGTTTACCGATCGCGGCTTGCAACTCAAAGATCGCATTATTGAGGCGGTTTACAGATGCCTGTGCAGAGTTTGCAGAACTTTCAACACTGGTAGCGGTTTCAGCGCTCAATTGTTGTGCGAAACGAGGCAGGAAGTCTTCAGATTTAATTTCACCTCTACTCATTCGTTTGCGGAGTTGCTGTGAGTTGATGCCGTAGGATCTGGCGGCAATCTGTAAGCCACCGGAGAACACGCCACCAACTTCAGCCAATTGGCCTACCAATTCTTCAGAGTAAACCTGTCCTTTACCTGCGATGTCTCTGAATACCTTGTAGAGGCGATCGGTTTGTTGCCCGGTTAATTGGCTAATTGCTGCACCTTCCTGGATGGCTTTGTTGATCTGCTCAGTTGCTGCGCCTTCTAAGGATGTTCCTCTCGTAGCATTGGCGAACCCCGCAAAGCCCTCCATTGAGTTTTTAAGGTCTACCCCTAAACGGTTGGCTTCGTCGCGCAACATTGCCAAATTCTTTTGCCCTTGCTGGAATGAGCCAGAGGCAAACATTACTGTTCGCTCTAGTTGCTGCATATCCATTGCAGCTTCAATAGAACTTTTTCCTAGATCCCAGAGCTGAGGCCCGAAAGCAACGATCGCCCCCAATCCAGCAGCAGCAGGAATCAACCCAGTTAACGCACTGCCAAGGCTTTTGGTGCCTTTAATAATTTCCCCGATGTCACCCTTGAGCGCTTCAAAGAACTTATTTTCTTTGGGCATTGGAGGTGCTTCGATCGCCCCCAAGTCTGGATCTTTGCCCATCAATTCAGCATAGGCTTTCCGATACTCTAGATCTTCAGCTACTTTTTCCTGAGATTTATTAATTCGTTCGTTGTAGCCTGCTTCTAGCTCAGCAATTACTTTTTCATATTCTTCGATTGTTGATTGAACTTGCTGAATGATGCCCTGTGGGTCGGGATCTATTTGCGCCTGTAGCTTTTTGCGGCTTTCGTCCAGTCGTTGTTGTACCTGTGGATCGGCTGCTGCGTAGGCTTTATCGAACTGATCAGCCTTAGCGATCGCATCATCAATTACCCGGATCAGATCCTGGTAGTATGCCTTCTCAGCATCATTCATGCCCCTGCGAGGCTTAAGCCCTCTCTTGCTGAGATCAAGGCTTTGGGCTGCAAGATCTTCACCCAATGACTCATCTAATCCCTCTGATGCACCCTGGGATACAGCATCCGCTATTTGATCACGCAGTTTGCGGAGGGAATCAACAGAGAGTGAAGCGGCGATCGCCCCCACTGGCAATTTACCAACAGCACCTGCACCGGGCACCCCTGCCGCCTGTAAAACATTGGGGAGTTGGGCAGCGGCATTACCGACGGCAAAGCCTGTAATATCGCCAAAGATTGCATCCTTTTGGTTTAATTCAAATGCTTTACTTTGTAGTTCATTGTTGAGAGAGGTCATGAGCAGTTTGAACTTGTCAAGCCCGCTCATATCGCCACTGGCAAGACTTTGATCTAAGTTTTGCTTGGCTTTTTTGAGTGCAATTCCTAATTCGATTAACTGCCGGGTGATGAGTGCGCCGCTAATGTCGCCTGCGATGCCTGCCAGATTTCCTTGATGCCCCATTGCAGCAGATGCCGCCATGCCGCCCGCATTGACTGCTAAATCCTTAATCTGCTCTCTGGCCTTGGGTGTTTGCAGCGCAGCCTTTGCGGTACCCATGACGCTACCCTGTGCTTCCACGTCGTAGGTGGTAGCCAGGAAATCTTCTAAGCCTTGTCGAGCCTTGTCGAGGGCATCACCAAAGCTTTCCAGGCTTAACTTCTGTGCCCAAAGGTCTTCACCTAATGCTTCATACTCGGTTGATAGATCAACAATTGGGCGTGCTTCTGGGAGGTTTACCGGAACAGGCCTAACTTCTTTCGGTTGTGCTGCTACCGACGGTACATCGATCGCATCATCAGCAATGCCTGCCTTGTTTTTGAACTTGCGGGTTTGCTGTTCTGCGCGATTGAATTGTTGGGTGATTCGCCCTTTAATGCCACCCAGAGCACTTAAACCCTTAGCTCCAAACTGTGCTTCGCCTGCATCACGGGCGAACTCTAGTAGGTCATTAATTCGCCCCAAGACGTGTTCTTTTGTTTCCTGGAAGGCTTCTTCGTACGCTTTTACGTTACGTTGTGTTTCGGCGATCGCCCCTTGATCGCCTGTCTTCATCGCCTTTTCAGCGGTTTTGATAGCATCTTTCAGGTTGGCATAAGCGCTTGAGACATTGCCAACCAGGGCGTTACCAGCATCGATTAGTTCTTGGACATTGGCGATCGCCTCTCCTGCCATCTGACCGGCTTTATATGCGGCTTCTACAGCTTTTGTTTTTGCCTCATTCAGTGTTGTAGGGGATGTTAACGTCAGGGCTGCTGCTGCGTTACTACCAGGCAAAGCTTTTTGTTGTGCAGATTGAAGTTGCAACGCAGAACCAGGGGCGATCGCCTTCAATGGCATCGCAGCAGCATTCTGCATCGCTTTTCCGCCGATGAGGGCAGTACCGACAGAGGCGATCGCCGCTGTACCCGCCTGGGTAAGTGATTCAATTCCAGCACTAACAGCACCGGAAACAGCTTGCTGAATGCCAAATGCACCGGGCAAGTGACTGATAGTTGCCGATGCAGCATCCATCATTCCGCCGGAAACCATGTTTCCGATAGGAGTAAGCCCCATCTGCGCTGTGTGGGTGATGGCTTCACCCAATGCAGCACCACCGGGTAACAGATGGGTTGCAGCCCCGTACATAGCCATTGGAGCGGCAACATTTTTAATAGTGCCCTTGGCAATCCGTCCAAAAGGAACCAGGTCTAAAACGAGACTTTCGATCGCCTCTGAAGCTTTGTAAACTCCAACAGTAAATTTCCCGATCGCCTGCACTTGAGGGGAGCCAATAACAGACCGCATTGCACCCGCTGCATTGCCTGCGATCGCCCCTGCTTGGTAGGCCACATCATTAACCCGCTCTCTGACCGTTTTGCCCTCGCCAGATTGTTGAGCGATCGCCTGTGTAGTGCGAGCGAGCGATGCTGACTCAGGCTTAGGCCCAACGCCTTGAGCCGTGAGCTTAATCCGCTCTTGAAGTTTGGTGTTTAGAGTCTCAAGGGTGCTCCAATAAGCCTCCATCTTTTTGATAGCGGCTTCAACTTCTGCCGGATCCGCATCTAATCCGGCTTCAGTGACAGAACTAACCAGCCCCGTGATCTTTGAGTCAAGATCATCAAACAATTCGCGATACTTGCCAACAAAGCCGGAAACATCAACTCCTTTAGCTGCTCCCTGTTCATCCAGCCAACCTAGTTGAGCATCAAATAGTTTACGTTGCCGCTCTATTTTCAGCTTATTTACAGCAACTTCTGGCACCAACTCAAGGTTTTTGGCTTGCCGCGAAGATTGGCTTACAGCATCCAGATCGCGCATCGCCTTCACTTTGGCGTTTAATTCCAGGGCACGGCGATCGGGTGAGTATAAACCCAATTCAGGCGCAAGCTTTGCAAACTCTTCAGCCGTAGGTGTGACAGGTTTCCCCACTACGCGCCTTGATTTTGCCGCCTGCATTCCTTTGAAAGAGCCAAAGTCAAAATCTACAGCATGATTCAACTCTTCTAGAAGGGTTTCACGTTGTGCATTGGTCAGAGTACCAGAAACGATCGCATCATAGGTTTCACGCGTAACCTCGATTGCGTTGCGGGCAACATCATATTGCGCCTTTGCACCAATCTTTTTAAGTTTGGTATCAGCTACTCGCAGCACTGGCATCTTTTCTTGACTGACAGCACCTTTCGTCGCTTGGCTGAATAAATCTTCATAAGATTTTGGGCGTTGCCGTGGCATAACGCTTTGATAGCGGGCGTATGCCTGTTTCACGCGTTCATCAGCTTTTTGACTTTCCTTAGCTATCTCCGTGTCTAGCTTTTCAAGTTGCTCGATCGCCTCAACTGTACCCATGGCGATCGCTGATACCTGGGCGATCGCCTTATTGGTTTCAGCCTCTAACTCTTTGTCGCCTGTTGCTTTCGCCTCTTCAAGTTGTTTGTTTAAGTCGGCAAAGGCCTTTTGTGCCTCTTGTCCCTGCCGTTGGAGGATGGCGCGTTGTTTGTCGTTGGCGGTACGGCGATCGCCTGCTTCAGCGTTTACTAAATCACGATTCCATAGGGCATCGCGCCATTCAGTTGCCGCACCCTCTTGCGTTGCTGGCTTTTTGGCTTGCTTGCGCTTGCGCTGGGATTGCCGTACAGCCATCCCTTCCTGAGCTACAGCGGCTTCACCCCCCAAGGTGTCAACTGCCTGCTTACGCACAACCCCAGGAACTTCCTGGATGGTTGCCAGCATTTTTTTGAGTTCAGCACGTTTCTTTGGGGATTGGATGCGATCGATCGCTTTTTCAAGTAAATCTGGGATGCTTTTAATGCGATCGCCAAAAGCGTCAACAACCGCTGCACCAACTGCACCACCCAGCTTTTCACCAATTAGCTCAGTGCTACCGAATGAACGTGAAACGGCTGATTCAAGTGCAGTAGATAAACCTTTCCCAAGATTCTTAGAAACCTCATTGGCTACACCAAAGGCAATCCCTTGTGCAGATTGGCTGATGACCTGCGAGGGGATAGCCAGGGCAGCACGAATAGGTGCTGTTGCAGCATTTGCAACTCCACCCACGATACGCGAAACAGTAGAAGGGCGGGAATGTTTAGCAACCGCGCGCCCGATCGCATCCGCCATTTGCTGATGAGAACCGGACGAAGTGCCACCGGATGCAGAGATATTTACGTTGAAGGAACCGCTTTTGAGACGGTTTAATCGCCGTTCAAGGTTGTCTAAATCCTTGAAATCCACCCTTGGCTTCAACGGGTTTTGTTGAAAATCACGCCGTACCTGGGCAAAGTGCGCCTGTTTTAGGTCTAAGTGCTTGTTTAGGGCAGTCAGTGCGCGATCGTCTACCTTCGCCGATAGTGTTGCGTTGACGCTCTTAAATACGCTCTCAACCTCTTTAGCCGATGCCATGGCATCAGTTCTAAGTTGACCAATCTTTGCGGCGTAACGTGAAGGGTCGAGGTCAACCTCTAACAGCAAAGTATCTAAAATGGTCGGCATGGTAGGCGATCGCGCAATTGCTTCATCACCAATCTAATCTGCTGGAATGCCTGCAAAACAAGAATCCGTGAGTTTTTCAAGCACAAAAAAAGAGGTGTGTTTTACACACCTCCATCACTCACACTGAAAAATGAATTAGGGGCGATCGAGCTTCAATCTTTTTACCTTTGTGACTGGAATAGCTTCAGCTTCAATGTATTCAGCACATTCTTTGCCGTCTTCATCTAGATACGTGCAGACCAAGATTCGCTGCACTATGCGGTTGCCGTAGTCATACGAGTCAACTAGTTCATATTCGTCTTCTGATTCATTGCTAGTTGCAGTCAAGATGCTCATGGGCGATCGCCTCCTATATTTCCTCGTCTTTAGGTATTAGTTCAAAATTGATTGACATCGCAGCAGCCAACACCATCTGATTAGAAATAAGTCCTTTGCTCATTAACCGCTTAAATGCTGCCGTTGTGCGAGGTGACATCCTTTCAGACTTGCTATCTTTTGGCGGGAATGGCAACCAACGTGATGGTTCAGTTTCCGCCTTGAAAATTCCGGAACTGAAGAGGGCAGACCATCCGTGCGCCTGGGTGCGAGATTGGGCATTGATGCGATCGCGTTCCGCCTCTTCCAGTTGCACCAATGCCCTCAAGATTAAACGGGTATCGGTTCTTCGATAGCTTCGATAATCGGTAAGTCTTGAATCTCTGCATCCAAGGAACTGGAGTCTGTAATAGATGCTTTCCCAGTCAATTGGCTTTGGCTTGCTGTCTCTGAAATCTCTGGGATCTCGTTTCCCTCCGTTTCCTCTTCAGACGCAGCCGATCGCTCTTCCAGAAAGAACTGATACAAAACAGGAATTTGTGCTTGGTTCTGGCCTGACTGCAAACCTAAGAAGCGATTTGTATCCGCCTCCTTCCAGCCTTCCATTCCAACCTTATAGCTCTCTGCATCCTCCATCAGGAAAATGCTGTCATCCGCTGCCAATGCCGATGCCAATGGCTTAACTTTGAACTCATTAGCGGAAATAATGCCCTTGATCTCTACGCTTACGCCGTCTGCTGTTTGGTACTTCTGCCCAACTTCAGGGCTAAACCATTTACGCTTAACTTTGATTTTCTCGGAGGCGATCGCCGCATCCTCTGCCAACTCCAACGCAAACATAATCCGGGTCTGGATCAGGGCTGTAGCTACCTGGATCTGCAAGTTATTTGTACCGGAATTAGCTAATTCTAGATACTGCTTCCGTTGTTCGCGAGTGAGGTAATCAATTGGATTTGCTTGCGCTTCAACAAAGCTGCCATCCGCCATCTGTTGAGGTGCGAACATATTGCGCGCTTCTTCATCACTTATGCTCTTGGCTTTTGCGAGTGCTTCAGAGGCATCCAACATCAGCAAAGATAGCTCCAACTGCCGTCCCTGCTGAGATTGAATCATCTCATTTACCAAGGCAGGCTCGACAAAGCCACGACGCAAAAACCAGACTTTTCCCAATGGCCCAGTTAGCAGATGCACAGGAACTTCAGGTAAAGCAAACGGGTTAGAAGTGATCTTCATATCAGGAATAAGTGATGGTTAGTGAGTCGGCTAAATCACCGGAATCAGTGATCGTTCGCCAGGTGTATTCAGGGATGTGTCTTTTCCGATTGGTAGAAGTGTAGTTCCACTCATACTCATCAATCGTTAAAGTAAACTCATCCCCTAACTCATCCATTGTATTGAAAAAACATACATCTATCGTATTCAGTCCCTTGTAATTCTCACGGAAGCGATCGCATATATCGAAATCAGCTAATGTTACGTCTACCCATGGGCGCGGTCTTTCCGGGTGTTCGTGTACTTCTGCTGCGTAATCCACATCCCATAAGAAACTAGCTGTAATTTTGGGGATTTTGGGAGGGTTCCACCGGGTTGATCTAACCATTGGGTAACGTCCCATCTGACTGGAACAGCAAAGGGACGTTTGCTGCATCTGCGATCGCCTGCCAGCCAGAAACCTCTAACGTTGTTGGCTCAACACCTTGAGGGAGGTTTGTAATGATGTTGTTCCAGATCAGAGTAAGTGCAGAGACGGAAGGCTCATTTGGTGGGTTCTGGTTGATTTCAGAGGCGATCGCCGCTCCATCGATTTGATGACAGTTGGCCTTATCAGTTATCCGGCGGAAAGCAGGATTAGAGAGCATGCCCAGGCGAAACGTTGCCCAGTTGCGAGGGGCGATCGCCTCTGGCTCTGGGATTGTAAATTCATCACCCTCAAAGTAAAAGGTGTAGGTTGCTCCATCACATTCTGAATAGATTGCCCCTTCTGGGGTGTATTCAGGAGCGCCATTGATAGCAGGAACAGTAATCATTAGGGAGCCCTCAAGACACGAACGATTCCACCGCGCAGAATACAGGAACTGCCAGCATCGCAGGAGCCACGAAAATCGATTGCAAAGCTTCCGCTGGAAAACGTTACAGAAAACGACAGTTCAGAACTGTTTGAGTGTTCCGCTGGTTCTGTTGTTGTTGCACCTGATGTTGTAACCGTGTTGGTACCGCAAGCAAAAACACGGCGAAAGGTTTGGTAGTTGCTGGTAGGCGATCGCCCAAAAACAGTAGTGCCACCAATGGATAACACATAACTCTTTGAACCTCCACCAGTGCCCGCAAAGAATCCAATCACCTCAATTAGATCCCCTGATTGCAAGGTGCCAGCAGGAATTGTGACCGTGGATAGAGTGGTGAGTGAAAAAGAGGTTGTGCTGCCTGGTGTGGCGGATTTTGCCCAGACAATGCCAACGTTGCTGACGGCGATCGCGATCGTGCTTCCCGACGGCGTAACACTGATATTGCTACCTGCCGTGATAGCCAGTGCGCCTGTCAGGGCATTCAACGACGAAACCCCTGCAACACCTCCTCCTCCTGTTTCGTCATCAGCTACGACCCATGTTGCGCCGTTTCCTTTGATGACTTTGCCTGAGGTGGGTGTTAGTGCGGCAATATCAGCAAGTCTTGCGCTGTAAGCCTGCACATCAGTTCCAATTACTACACCCAGGTTCCCTCGCACCGTAGAGGCTGAGGCGGATAGCTCTGATAGGTTGTTGGCGATCGCTAATTTGGCATCCAATGCCGTTTGTAGGTTTGTGACGCCGGAGATGGCGATCGCAGGAATATCAGAAGCTACGAGCGATCTAAATGTGGGTGCCCCGGTGCTAGCTGCTGGCCCCGCAAAAACAGTACCCATCGACTGATTGGCAAGGGTAAGGGTTAAGGTTCCGGATGTGGTGACGGGTGAACCGCTAACAGTCAGAAATGTAGGCGCAGACAGGGCAACGCTGGTAACTGTGCCCGTGCTACTAGAGCTATTGTCATCCCCTGCAACCCAGGCAGATCCAGACCATTTAGGGACTTGTCCTGTAGTGGGTGTTAGCGCTGCTAGTTCTGACAGGCGTGCGCTGTAGGCTTGTACGTTAGTACCGATCGCCACTCCTAAATTAGTCCGAGCAGTTGCCGCACTGGGGAGATCAGACAGGTTGTTAGCTGCGACCAATAAGCCAGTGGTGCCAATCGTGATAGTGCTTCCAGACGGAGTGACTGTGATATTGCTTCCGTTGGCGATCGTCAGCGCACCAGACAGGCTATTGAGCGATGAAACGCCCCCATCATCTGTGCCAACAACCCACGCGGATCCGCTCCATTCAATCGTTTGTCCTGTAACAGAAGGCGTAAGTGCCGCAATCTCTGCAAGGCGATCGCTCTTCAGTTGATATCGAGCATCGCCCCTGGTTGTATTGAAATACTGTGTGTGATCGTCGTCACTTAAACCAGTGAGTGCCCCGTGATCCGTCACCCCTTCTGAATCATCAGCACTACCAACGGCTGCCAGCGCACCAACGGTTGTGCCCGTACTGCGATACAAGACGTTAGGTGTTACATCAGTTTTTACGTAAAACACCCCTGGTTCTGTAGGCGTAAAGCTTGCAGGATCCCCTGTAAAGCCTGTCGCCTTTGAGTTGTGGAGGTCTGCACCCGTGATTGTGCGATGTAAAACTAAGCTCATAAAGCCTCCACGATTCTGCCGTTAATATTTGGATACGCTTCTGGGTGAAACAGCAAACGGAGATTGCATTGAAGCGGTTGCCCATCGCCACCATCAAAAACAAGCAGATTCCGATGTTGCGGAAACTTATCTTTTAGTTTGGCGATCGCACTATCAAACTTCTGCACACCAGCATCAGAGCGATCGCTCTGCACCAAAGACAAAAACCATTGATCCATTTGATCGTTCACTCGCAGGGGATGACGGCGCAAGATCAACAGCATCCCAGGGTTCATGTCAGGACGCGATCGCAGGTCATCCCAGAACGCCTTTCGCCCGTCCTTAAACGTACCAATTTCAGCATCCAGCAATTCTCTGAGGATGCTCATTACTGATTCGTATGTTCCGCTTCCATACATAGGCTTATCGGGTGTTTGCCGTAAAGAATCCCGTGATCCGTTGCCCCATCTTTTCGGTTAACGCAGTTGAACCAGGTTCGATGATTGGCTGTAACTGAAAAACTCCGTAGCCAACATTTGCTAAGGAGCCAGACAGAAACCGGGCTGTAAATTGAGCATCATAATCAAAGTCTGAGGGGAACTGCACCGGATCGATTAGGTGCCCCTTCAGATAAAGCCTTGAGGTTGCGGCTTCACCCTGGATTACTTCTCTAGGATCTTTGGGTTCATGTACGTAGGCTAAATAGGTTGTGGTTGTGGCGATCGCCCCTTCAACAAACACTTCCAACCCATTCACGATCTCGGTTTCGCCTGTTCTGGTTGTTTGCGTAATTTCAAAATTCGGCTCCATCTTCAACCAGTCGGAAGGTATTCCGGCTAAGGTTTGAGTAGTAAGTTTTTCCACGCTAAACATGGCTATTACCTACGAAAGTTTCACGATTTTGACCGAATTTTCAAGCCTGACTGAGCCTGATTACCTGGCATTCAAAACATTGGTTGATGCTGAGTTAATGCTGCGTGATTGGGGCATTTTGTACGATTCAGCTTTTATTGCCTTGATGGGGCATAAACTAACTTTGCGGAATGAAGCAAGTGAGCGATCGCCCGATACGGTAAAACAGTTTGAGCGTAACGATGAAGGCTATACGGTCACTTATGCCGATAAAGACCTGGGCTCAACAAAGTACGGGATTGAATATCAAAGGCTTCTGTCTTTACTTGAATCTCAATCACCCGCCAGCACCGAAAACCGTACACAGTTTCATTCAGCATCACGTCCATTAAAAGAACCAAACCCCAAAAGACCTATCAAGTTTTAGGCTTCTTCGTTGGCTTAGGAAGTTCAGGTTTGGGCAATGGTGGGGCGATCGCATCCTCCTCAAGTAAATCAACACTTAATGGTGCAGGTTCTACTGGGAGGGCGATCGCTGCCCCAATTTTGATTAGGGATTGTGCCTGGTTGGTTGGCAGATCAAATTCTTCACCTGCCGGAACCGCGATTTCCTTCTGATAATCCCAGCATTTTTTCAGTGCTTTTAGTTTCATAATTTGATTCGCTGGATTGCGATCGCTTCATCGGGATTGCATAGAACGTGTGCTGTAGCTACGTTCTGAACCTCTTTAGGTATCAGGATTAAAACTGAAAAGCCCTCAGGACTGACTAGCTCAATATCGCCGCTGATACCTCCCAGAAACCAGGCAAACCCGCATTTGATTTCGCTTTCCTCAACCTTGCAATTGACCAAAGCTGCAAACGATTGATCGGGATCTGAGAGGTAATCAACTTGCATGATTAAGCGGCAAAGGTATAGGCAGGTTCGTAGTAGTAGCTCTCACCCTGGAACTGAAGGGTATAGCTAACTTTCTTAACTTCGTTCTGGTTGCCAGGTTGGCTGTAGTTCATCACCTTGGCTGCACCTTTGTGGGTTTCCCCGTCAGCAAAAACCAGCTCTGCGTATACTTCGCGGCCTTTTAGCGCCATGTCCAGTGCTACCTGTTTAATGATGGTTGTCAGACCTTTATCTGCAACCCTTTCAATATGGCTCATCGTAAACTCGATGCCGCTTCGAACGATCGCCATCTCGGTACCAATCCCTGACAGGGTGTCGGTTGTATCTACCGTCTGGTCTTGAGTTTGGAAGGAGAATTCTTGCAGACCAAACACAGGCAGCAGGCCTGCAACGAAACTAGCCTCTTCCGTATCAGGAACCGCTAAACGGGCAGGGAAGATACTTACAGAAGTGGGAGTGGTTCCGAGCGTTGCATCAGCACGAGTAACAATCAGCTTTCGGCTAGTAGCACCAGAAGGGGAAGCTTCATTGAATGGCAGGGCAGTTCCAGCAGGAACAACTGTGGCAGCCGTGGAGGCGGTCAGAGAAGCGCTTGTTGCACCCTCTGCGATCGCTGCATCAGCAGTGATAGTAACGGGCGTAACGGTACGAACACCCAGATCCAAAAGCTTTACTTTGAGAGTAGTAAAGCGCAAACTAGTTTCGCCAACAGCAATAGGCATTGTCTTACCTCAGATGATTTTCAGGAATACCGAGCAGGAACAAGGGCGGAATTAGTAAACTTTGCGACCAGCCAGGCGGCGAATATCGTCAACAACGATCGCCGTATTAGCTACGCCAACGGTGCGATCTTTAGGAGGCTCTTTAGATAGCTCCTCGGAGAACACGTAAATACCGCTTGCCATGTTGTTACTAGGTACGGGCATTAGACCGCTATCCCCCATATCGGGAATAGCAAAGGCGTAATACCCCTCCGGCATAAAGAATTGCTCAACGCCATCAAAGTCTTCGTATTTCTCATCGAAAATGCGAAGTGTTCCAGCGCGCCGAACATCAAGCAGGTCTTGCAGTTCATCGATGCTCACGTCGTAGGCTGCAACACCAGCAGTATCAAGATTCACGCCTTTTCGGGCTAGTGCTGCTTCTTTTACTGCCGTCTGTTCCAGCATTAGATCAACGGTGTCTTCGTTGATTAAGATGTCAGGCGTAAAGCCTAGACGCCGGCGATATTCACGAGCATGATCACGGAGGTTCGTGAGGCAGTTTCCTGTTGCCTGGTTCCATCGTGCGCCGCCACTCAACGCTGATGGATATTGCCATGATTCAGTTGGGTAAGTCTGACTTACAGCAACTTCTGTAATGGGATCCGTGTAATTGATTGTGCCGGAATACATCAGTTGCACACACAGCAAATTATGCGTATCCAGAATGGCCTGTGGATGGCTGGCAGCGGTACCAAAGAAATAGTCACGAACATCGTCGGGGATGCCTCGAATGTTTTCCTGCCAACGCTTGAGAAGCTTCATATCGCTTTCGGTGTAAACATGCGATCGCCCAATCTTGATCTCTTGTGCGATCGCCATGCTCATTGAGCCAGCCTTGCTTTCCGGAATCTCGCCATCAATACCGATGATGTGAGCGAGTTGCTTGTTCTGCCGAACACGCAAAATCATCACGTCAAAATCGGTGTAAGTGTCGATCGGGAAGTAGGTCTGAATCAACCCTTCACGCATTAATAGCTCTTGGGTTGTAATATCGACCTGTTTATCGATCGTATATTTATGCTTGTCAAGAAAATCCTTTACTTGCACTTGTTGAATCCTCCCTCAAAGGGTAGTAAGTCTGTGTCTGACAATTAATAAACCTTCAAATCTGGTAGGGTGAAGGCTATATCACCGTCGTAGTAGGGGAGGTTGGCGGCGATGATTTCCGCTTGGGTGCAAAGCCCCATAATTCCCGGTTCATTTGCTACATCAATTTGACGCAGCAGCAAGCCCAGCACCTTGTCAGATGTGCCGACATAACCGCCAACAGGTAGACGCCGCGCAGCCGTAGAAGCCAAGGTGATAGTGTTGCTATCGACATCAACACCAGCAGTCGTTATCGTGCCAACGCTTAGATTTGCCTGGAATGTGGTTGCAGAGTTTGCAACGGTCAAAGTACCGTTTCCTGCTGTGGTGTCGGAAGCTGAAACCGTGTGATAGCGCCCATCCAGCGAATACAAGTGAATGTATTGGGATTCTGCGATCGCCTCTACTCGTCCCCGGTATGCAGGATAGGCATTGATCAACCCCGCTAACGTGGTGGCGAGTGCTGTTAGCGTGTCATAACCAGCAACAGTGTAACTGAGGGTTTGACCTGCAATGACAACGTTTGCAACGTCAGCATTTGCCCAGGTCAACGCCAGATCCAGACGGGCGTAAGGCACTGGGATAACCAGTACATCACCTGCAACAAAAGGCATTGCATTCTCAACGACAATTGCCGTTGAAGACGTAGTAATTGCAGCGGTTGCAACTTTAGAACGGGGTGCAATGCGCCCTAACCCGTTGGTAGATTCTGCGACGAAGTAACCACCGGGGAAGGTTTTACTGCCTTCACCATTGGCTGTTACTTTGGTGTCGTCAATAGTCCGGTGAACCGGGCAATGGAAATGGGGCGATCGCAGCAACGGCGAATCATTGGAATACGTTTCTAACTCTTGATAAAGTCCCATCGGGGTGTCCTGTATTTCAATACACTATAGGTATGCGAAAAGGTGAGGGTGCGATCGCTTTACTTGCGCTTCAGTCGAGCTTCAAAGCGTGCCATGTCTGCCTGATACTGTTCATCTTGTTCAGGGCTTGCAGGCTCCTTTTCGGGCAAGGGCTCATCACCCGTTTGAAGCTTTGTTTGGAGCATGGGAGGACGATGCTTAGCCATTTCAACGTAGAAATTAGCCTGCTTTAAGGCGGTTTCCGCATTGTCATCAGCCAAAAAGTTTTTGATGTCGGCATCAGCATCAGCGGTAAACCCCAGTGCTTCAAATTCAGCCGTGGAAAGCTTGGGTGAATTGCTCTTGACCAAAGAATCAGCCATGTTACGCACCTTTGTATAAAGGGCGGTAACAGCATCTTTCCGCTTCAGTTCTGCCAGTTCGCGATCTTTGGCTGCGATCGCTTCACTCTGCATTTTGGCCTGAGCTTCCAGGTCGGTTACCCGTGCCAGCAAAGCTTTCATTTCGACGGTGCTTTGGGCTTCATTGTCGATTTTTTGCGTTTTTTCTTCTTCATTAGGCACTGTTGTTTTCTCCTTTGGTAAGGTGTTGGCTTTTGCCGCAACGCGGCTTTGTTTGGGCATCAAGCCAGCGGCTTTCAGCTTCTTCTTTGCACTGGCTGAAACCTTCAACCATGGCGGCAAAGAATTTTTTACGGGTTCGGCGATCGCCTCATTATTCAACTCATCAGCAAGGCCAAATTCGACCGCTTCTTCCCCGGTAAACCAAGTTTCGTCATCTAGTGCAGTGATGATGTCACTATCCGATTTACCTGTTTTGTCGCGGTAAATCCCCAGCACTGCATTGCGATGGGTATCTAGCACATCCGCTGTTTTCCTTAAGGCGTTTGCATCGCCGTAGGAGATGGTGTGCGGGTTGTGGATCATGAAAATTGAAGAGTCGGACGCTACAACCTTAGATGCTGCACACAGGATGAAACTGGCAGCACTTAAGGCATAACCGTCTACACGCGCCGTTATGTAGGGTGCGCGCTCCTTCAGCAGGGAATAGATCGCCAAACCTTCACCCAGATCACCACCAGGGCTATTGATACGCAATTCAATCTCAGAATCCAATGGGATTTCTTCCAATTGAGCGGCGATCGCCTTGGCTGTCAGCGGCTCTTCATCCCACCAACTATCGCCAATTTCGCCATATAAATAGATCTGGTAGTCAGGCATAGCGCACAAGTATAAAAAGTTGGAGTTTTAGGGCTAAATCAACCATAATTGGAATGAGCTAGGCTTGATATACAATACGGTCTATGCCGTGAGTTTTTTCGTTTTGCCCGTGGATTTATGCAAGAGGATCTACAACAATTTGAATTTACGGCACGGCAACGAGTGTATTTGGAACGGCACAAGGGAGCCGATCAGGTTGCTGAAACTATTCGACAGGCCCGTGCTGAAGCGCGTTTTACGCAACAGCAATTGGCGATCGCCATGAAGCACCGTGGCGCGGAGAATATCTCGCAGCAACGGATCTCTGATTGGGAGAGAGGACGGGCACAGCCAACGGTTACGGAATTGCGGTTATTTCAAGCTTTAGTTAATTCGAGAAAAATCAGAGATTTGTTTTGATGGCACCTAAGCCCACTCTCAAAAACCCTATTCGCTTAGACCTGTTGCCACACCCTAACGTTACGTGGGTGCAGCAACAGTTAGTCAGGGGTGGATATCTAGAAGAGGCAGATATTGATGGGGCTGTAGGTCTTAAAACGGTTGCTGCTTTTAGTGCCTGGAAACAAGATCAGGGCATTGGTACACACGGGATGATTGAGCCGTCATCCATTGAGCTTTTGGCTGAGATTGAAAAGCCGGATAGCGATCGCAAACACAAGTCCATCACCGAAGGGAAATAGTAATGGTTTGGTATGTGCAGCCAATGCAATTAAAGGATGCTGACGGAAATCCATCAGGCAAATGGCACCTGATCGCAAAATCAGATGAAGGTGGAGGTTTTCACGTTTGTTCCGAGCAAGAATTTGATTCGCCGGAAGAAGCGCAAAGCGATCGCGCCTCACAGCTTAAGGCCAAAGAAATTACGGGTTTTCCGGCTCCATGGGAAGTTGAGGAGTTAAAAGTGAAAGGTAGTATTCAGTCCATGACATCGGAGTTAGAGGCGATCGCAAATCTATCACAAAAACAGGACGTGCACGCACTACTGGCAAAGATCGGCGCAGACATAGAAGCATTGAAAGGGTTCTTTCAAGAATCCCTTTGATACAAGATGAAAGCAGGCGATCGCCGTAAAGGGAGTCCATATTAATCATGACCATAAGACAGTTTGCGGTGTTGTGCAGTTGCGCGGGATTGCTAATCGTGTTTCTTTCCGATTGGCGGATTTTTGTAGGAATAGCTGTATGGGCTATTGGTCAGGAGGCGGCATCTCTGGCACGCAAAAAAGAACAGGAAGCCACTAAACAGGATGCACCATGATTTCAACAAAAATTCTTACACCTGCTGTTGAGGCGATCGCCTCTCAAATATTGGCAAGCGTCAACCGCAAAGATCGATACTCGCTTGATGATTACTATGAAATGCTGTCTCACCCGGTTGTAGCAGCCTATGCCGAACTACCTGTGCTGTTAGGGTTGACATACATCCAGGACTATATAGGGCCAACGGAAGATATCCAGGCAGAAGTACGCGCAAGTTTTGCCAAGATGAACGGATCTTGGATGAGCGCAGTTGCTAAGGCGATGAACTACACCTATTACGGGTTTAGCTTCACTGAGAGGGCTTTTGATACTTCATCCGGTCGTGCCGTTCTCGATCGGATGCTCACCCTAGATCCGAGGCGATATTCGTTTCGCGGTTCCGCTGGTGGAATAAAAGAGGTTGAATACAGGTCGACAGAGGGCAATATCCTTATTCCCTACGAAGAGGGGATACACCTGGTCAATCAAGAACATTTAGTGATCGACAATTCTCCCTATGGGTATTCACCTGCCAAACGGGCACTCCCTTACTGGGAAGCCTATAAAATTGCTACTGCTTGTCTTTTGGTAGCCTGCCAGCGTCAAGCCACACCGATTACGGTAGGGAAAACAGACATTACGGCATCGGTCGATCGCATTGATGAAAATGGCGTAACGATTTTAGATCAACACGGCAAACCCATAAAAATCAATCAAGGCCATGCGATGTTAAAACGCATGGAAGACCTGGAAAATGCTTCTGCAATAGTGATTGGTCTTGAGGACGATATTGAGGCGATCGCCCAACAGGGTACACCAGCAATGTTTGAATCTTGCTTGAAACTGTTTGAGCGGATGATCGCATTGTGTTGGCTAGTGCCCGAAACAGCACTCGGAAGCAATTTATCCGGTACAGGTGATAGTGGACTGAGTGAAGGTCATAACAAGATCCTGTCCATCGTTGTCAAGTCCAACATGCACAACGTTGGAGGGCAATTGATCGAAAAGATTGTTAAGCCGATGCTCCTGTTTAATTACCAGGGATTAGATGATTTTGGGCACTTCCCCGTCGATGAGGGTAAGTCAGAGGATGCCAAGGGGATGATTGAGGCGATCGCCAAGGTAACAAACGGCGCGCCGCTACAGCCAGAAGATAAAGCCGTAGTCAATCGCGTGAAAGCATTGGCTGGGATTGCCTAAGATTCTTCTTCAGGCGGTACTTCTTCAATTGGTGGTAGTTCGGGAGGTGTGGGAAGAATCCATGTAGGCGGAAGTGTGTTTAGCTCCCACATCCCCCCGATCTGGCAGTAGTACCGCTTCTCGTCTGGCACCACGAAATAGATCACGCCTTGCATTAGAGGAATGGCGAGCTTGGATACTTCAAGGGTTTCGGGGTCGTAGGTTACATCCACCTCACGGTGAAGTGTGGTATTGAGGATTTCACCAGATTGGCGATCGCATTCAGCCACAAAAAGGTTCATGTCTAGCCCCTAGAAGCAATAAACAAGACAGCACCCTGGGCACCGTTGCCACCCTGCCCAGCGGTAAAACCATTCACACAAGCACCGCCGCCGCCACCGCCATTCCCATACCCGGAAGCGTTGCCACCATTGCCGCCATTGCCAGCGTTGTTTGAGCCGCCACCGCCGCCGCCATCACCCCAGTTGTAGGGATTGGACGTAAGGGCGTTGCCGTTGCCGCCGTTGCCGCCCCCAGCCGTACCACTTGCACCCCCTGTGGTGCTTTTGGACGTGCGACCACCTATGCCGCCCGTGCCACCCGATCGGTTTGTATTTGCAGTGTCCAAGCCACCGCCACCGCCACCGCCAGCAGCCCCAAACCCGTTAGCGATCGCCCCAGATCCGCCGGCTACGTTAGTCCCGTTCGCTAAGGTTGGCATAGGGAACGCTGAACCAACGTTAAGGATCGCCGTTGATTGAGTTCCCGCACTTGGCCCACCCGTACTAGCGTTGGCCCCTAAGCCCACGCCGATCACAACACCACCGCAAGAAATAACAGTATTTCCGCCTGCCCCGCCTGGGTTGCCGTTGGTTGAGTTGGCACTTACTGCCGCGCCTGGAGTTCCGCCTACGCCAACGGTTACTACCAAGTCTTTAGTTCCATACAGTGCTAGCAGTTCAGCGATCGCCCATTCCCCGTAGGTCATGCCGCCAGGGGCACCAGCGCCACCACCTGATCGGTTGGTTCCCGCCGCACCTGTACTACCGCCACCACCAGCGGAGCCACCTCCCAACCCGTACCACTTGATGACTGTTGCAGTCTCAGGGGGAGTGTAGGTGGTTGAACTGGTAACTAGGCTATGGAAAACATCGGGAGCGGAGACGATCGCCCATCGATTACTCCCGTTTGAGCGTAACCGAATCTTTCCGTTGGGTATTCGTAAGACAATGGTTGCCGTGCCGTTGATGGTATCGCTACCCGTCGCCGCAAGGGTTGCCGTGTACCCGCTAACACCGACTGAACTTGTGGTGTCAATCAGCTCAATTTCCCACCCATCAGATACCGCATTAGCCGCTGGCAAAGTGTAAGTGCGTGCTGCTGTGAGTGTGGAGGTGATGCGGGCGATCGTGGTAGTAGAGTTGATTGAGGCGTTGGCATCGCCTAAAGTCTGTACTGTCGTTGCTGCCTGTTTGCCATCTAGTGCCGTTTGCAGTCCTGTTACACCGCTAATGGCGATCGCAGGGATATCGCCCGCAACCAATGTCCTAAACGTGGGTGCAGCATCTGCGCCTGTTGTTGGGCCTGCCCACACTCTGTTGGCGGGTTGAGTGGCAAGAGTTAGTGTCAGCGTACCGGATCCGGTAATTGGAGATCCGGAAACACTAAACAGGTTAGGTGCTGACAGTGCAACGCTTGAAACTGTACCCTTAGCGTCTAGAGAAGTTTGTAATCCTGTGACTCCAGAGATTGCGATCGCAGGAATATCAGCGGCGACCAATGCCCGGAAACTAGGAGAACTATCCGCCCCTGTCGTTGGCCCTGCATATACTCGGTTGGCGGCTTGCACAGTAAAAGCGGTCTGCTTGCCATCTAATGCAGTTTGTAAGCCTGAAATATTGGCGATCGCTGTCCCTGGCTGTAAAGCAGTTCCCGCAAGAGTACCCTGTGCCGCTGTAGCAAATGCTGCTGTGTTTTGTGCGGCTGCTGTGCCAAGGGTAGGGAGATTAGTCAGGGTAAGATAACTGATTGCTACTGACTGCAAGCGATAGCGATCATCGGCTGCGGATTGAGTGATGGCACCAAGAGCGGATGCTGTAATGGTTGTGCCGATCGCTGAGGGCTGTAATGCACTATCAGCCTTTGTTCCCTGTGCAGCGGTGGCAAAAGCTGAGGTGTTCTGGCTTGCAGCCGTGCCAAGGGTGGGGAGATTCGTAAGCGTGGTGTAGTCGATCGCCACAGATTGCAAGCGGTAGCGGGCATCTCCCTCTGATTCAGTGATGCCTCCCAATGAATCAAGGGTGATGCCCGCGATCGCGTCACTTAGATTGGTTACCGTTGCAAATTCAGCATCAATCAGGCTGTAACTGTTGATGCCATCTCGGAATAGGTATCCGGTTCCGCTAGTCTCAGAAAAGCCAGCGATCGCCGCCAAATCAGGATCAGCCACCTGAAAATTGGCAACGGGGATGGTTGACCACAGCCCAAAGGTGTCACGGGTCACGAATCCATCCGTATGCAGTCCTGACACTGAAGCAAGATTATCGCTGTACCATTGCACAGTGTCGCCAATGTCAGCAATACTCAATGCCCCAATTGATTCAGGGGTGATAGCGGCGATCGCACTACTAACCTCTGAGTCACGAGCGATCGCACTATCTATCGCATCTTCTGAAATAAGCTCATCTTTTCGCCAATAAATAGGATCCGCCCGAAATTCAGTTAAATATTGCGGGTGGTCGTCGTCTTCCAATCCAGTGAGTGATCCATGATCACTGGTTCCTGCACCTATCTCACCCAAAAGATCAACTAAAAGCGATCGAAACGCTGAAGATTCTGGCAGTCTGGAGATCAAAAAATTAACTGCCACACTCCACGGATTGACGGGTGGAGGCGAAATATCAACAGCATCAGCCAGGATGATTTCAGCGCTATCAATCAATGCTGGGCCTGACCACACCAGCACATCTTTTAAGTTGTAAATCTCGAAATTGTAAAAAACATCAACCGAGAGTGGAACCTCAACTGATGCGACATAATTGCGGATTCTAAACTTCAGCTTGTCCTTGGTAACAATCGTTTCACCATCTAAAAACGGCACCTCTGGATAAACCAATAGATAGCCGTCTCTGATGTTGGTTCTAACTGAAACGATCGCCATAGAACTCAATAAAGCCTCATCCTCAAATTTAGGGGCGATCGCCCTCCATCTAAACCAAATACGGCTTATGCCGTGACTTTTTCCTGAAGCATAAATTTATACCGGGAGACGTAGCGAAAATTGAATAAGATAGCCCGGTGAGCACAATGCAAGATTTTGAAGATCGTTTGCGAAATATTGAATCTCGCCAGGATGAACAGGAGCAAATTGTTAGCGACCTCTGGCGAAAAATCAGGCGAAACGCTTTTGATATTGACCGCGTGACCGTTGCGGGTGCTACGTTCCTGGGCTTGATTTTAGTCTTGGCTTTTGGGCTGAGAATTCAAACTGACTGGCTGAGTTTTGATTTATCTGGTGAAATCCTGGTGCAGATTCTCCAGGTATCCGGTGTTGGTGCTGCTATGGGTGCGATCGCTAAGTACGTTTTGGATAAAGCAAAAAATGAGGATTAGTAATGCGATGGCTCCCTTGGCAGTGTCCCCGCCAAAAAAAACGGCACAAAATTGAATACGGTCTACATGCTAGAAAAGTACAAGGGTATTTGTATTATGCTGATGGGTTTATTCAAGGTTTTCCGTTTAAGTACCGTATTGTTGCGCTGCCCTTACATAGGGGAGAACCTTCTGAGGACACAACAATCCTTAATAAGCAAATCATTGCGGATGTTCTACGACTCGAAAGACGTGAGCCAAGTAAAAGAGCGATATATGCCCTCTTCTACTACCAGCCGCCGAATTTTGTAATTAAATTTTCCGCTTTCACTTCAAAAGGCAAAGAAATCCCTTTACTGGATGAAGGGGTTTATATTTCCGTGCCTGGCAGGCACACAGCGACACTGTTGCGGATGATCTGTGAAGGGTTAGTAGCGATCGCCAACGGGATGCAGTCCAACACGAAAGGGCTAGACTTCATTAGCCAGCGATTGATGCGTGAGGCTTTACTCTACAGCAGCCAACGCACTAATCAGTTTTGGATTTCTGCCACTGTTACCGCTTACGTTAGCCTCATCACCAGTACAGAACAGTGATGCCCTTTACCCCAGACATTCAATTCCTCCTAAACGAATCGATCGTGCTTTTTCAGCAACCGATCGCCAATATCCACACGGGCGAAATCTCTCACTACGAAATCCTTAGCCGATTCCGTGAAAATGGAGTGCTGCGATCGCCCCTTCATTTTGTTGAGTGGCTGGAAGGTCACAGTCTCATTCATTTTCTCGATCGCCATGTAATAGCCCTTACGCTGGCATACTTGGCTCGCACTGGCACCCAGGATAAATATGCGGTGAACCTATCACCTGCGACGATCAACATGAATGGGCAGTTCTCAAAGTTTTTGTTGGCACAACAAGCACTCTATAAATTAGATAAGATTCCTCTAATCTTTGAAGTGACCGAAAGAGGCGCGGTTGCTAATACGGCGATCGCTCAATCAGTTCTAAGCTTTGTCAGAGCCGTAGGATGCCCTTTGGCTGTAGACGATTTCGGGGCACCCGATGGCGGTTTTAGTGTAGCCAGCTTGGAACTATTGCAGCCTCAATACCTCAAGGTCGATGGGTGGAACACGAAGCGGCTGCCAGATCCAGCGGCGATCGCAGACATTAACGCTTACTGCGCTATTGCCCACGCACGTGGAATTAAAGTAATTTTAGAGATGGTTGAGCAGGGGCAAGTCAATTTTGTTCGCGACTATACCCATGTCGATCTGTGTCAGGGTTGGGCGATCGGAAAACCCAAAATTTTAGAGTAAATGTATTGTATTTCAAGCCAGAATTGTTAACATGGTAAGAGTGTTAACTATGAAGGATTGGAGTCTGAAAAATGCCATCAAAAAAGACAAAGGTAGTAGGCGTAAGGTTCTCTAATGAAGAGGTTGCCAAGATTGAAGCGATCGCCAGACAACAAGGCGGAACCTACACTACAGTGGTGCGAGAAATCGTGGGTGCGTATCTACAAAAGGTTGGCTAAAGCGTATTGTAATAGAATCCAACCCCCAGAAAAGCGAAATCCCCGGCGATGGAGCACCGGGGATTCAAGTGAAAAACCTTCTTAACCTGCATTATATATGCCACTCACACCTTCTAGCAAGTATCACCCCTGCCCAATCTGCAACAACGAATCTGGTAAGTGTCGCACAACGGAGCGAGGGCAGCTATGCATGGAAATCCTCAGCCAAAAGGATGCTCCTACTGGCTGGCATTTTAACGGAATCACCTCTGATGGAGTTTGGGGAATGTTTGCACCGGAGCGATCGCCGCGGCAGTCAGAGTTAGAGTTGAATGATACGTCCCTGTCTGCGTCGGAGCGCGATCGCCTTCATCGGCAAATGTTGTCTGAATTAACTCTTTTGGATCGTGACAAAGCCGATTTACTTGATCGAGGGCTTACCGAAGAACAGATCGAGGCTGGCTTATTCCGTTCCGTCAAGCAATGGCAGGGGTTGAAAGCTGAATTTGATGAACGGCTACCAGGGGTGCTGAAGGGAGGCCGTAATCTAAATATTCCGGCAGATGGCTACCTGTGCCCTGCGTTTAACAGTAGCGGATTGATTATTGGCATTCAGTTACGACTGAATCAGCCTAGTGATGCAGGCCGTTACCGTTGGCTTACGAGCCGCACCAAGAAAAGTCCGGAAGGGGTTACACCTCACATCATGGGTGAACTGCCTATTACTGTTGCTCGACCTCTAAAGGGGAAGGTGAAGGCGATCGCACTGGCAGAAGGCATCCTTAAGCCATGGATTGCTGCACAGGGCTTAGGGTGCGTGTTTGTGGGTGCATCTGGCGGCAATTTCTCTGCTTCATCCAGGCTGCTGGCATCAACGCTTGAAAAGCTGTCGGCTGAGATTGGTAGCCAGGAAATAATCTTCTACCCAGATGCAGGGGCGATCGATAATGACAAGGTTTTGCGCCGTGACTACCAGACACTAGATCTGGTTCGGCACATGGGTTACAACGTGAAAATTGCATGGTGGGGACAAGAGACAAAAGACTTCCCCGACTGCGATGAATTGGACGGTGAAGCTATCAAGTTTTTGACGTTGGCAGAGTATGAGGCGATCGCACCACGACCAAAGGCTATTTATGATGAGCCAGTAAAAGAGGTTGAATCAGAGGAAGATGAAAAGCATGTAAAGCGAGATTTTCCGCAGATTACAGCACGAAAGCTTTACTCTGATACCAGATACATTTCCGTTACTAGCAAGTTATACCGATGGACTGGAACTCATTACGAGTATTGCCCTGATGAGGTTGAGGAAAAGCGCATTGCTAAATTGGCTGATGAAACCTGCGTAATTAAAAAGACAAGGGCAAAGGATGAGAACGGCAACCCAATTTATGAAAAGACATATCCTTACGCAAGCCGCCAAAAGGTAAATCAGGCGCTTGACTGGGTAAAGGTCTTAAATGCCGTGTCTATCGACAAATGCAACCCGCCTGGGCTGAATTGCAAGAATGGGGTATTGCAGATTTCCTACAGCGATCGCACACCCATCTTCAACTTCATTCCTCACTCACCTGATATGTATTACCTGTATGAGCCGCTGGTTGAGTACAACCCAGATGCTTATGCTGAGGATTGCGATCGCCTGTTGTCTGCCCTGGACAAGCCACAACAGCAAGTATTTTTGAGGACGATCGCCGCTGCACTAGACGTTGAAAAGGTTAGAGAGCGACACGGGCGGATCAAAGCTTTATTGGCTTACGGTGATGGAAGCAATGGTAAAGACTCACTCAGGGAAACAGTTTCTCTTTTGTGGGGGAGAACCGGAATGACATCATTGGGTACGCAGGACTTTGCAGGCTATGACGGAGGGCGAAAATTTACTTTAATACCTTTGCCTGGTAGTCGAATAAATTGGTCTAGTGAAAACAAAAAGGATGTCAACCTCGACTCTTCAGAGGCATTAAAGCAAGCAATCTCAGGCGATGAACTTCACTTAGAACGCAAAGGCGTTGACCCGGAACCATTCACCCCAAAAGCGGTACACATCTTTAATATCAACCACACCCCCAATATTAAAGCTGGGATGGAGGCCATTAAATCCAGATTCGCGATCGTTTCTTTCCTGAAAACTTTCAAGATTGGAGCAAATCCAGAACTCGGAGAGATTGAAGCGGATCCGAGATTCAAGTACTCTAAGGACTTCATTCAAGTCAATATCCTTCCTGCATTCCTTAACAAAATCATGGATGCATTCCGGGCCTTGATGGAAGAGGGGATTGATTATAGTTGCTGCGATGCTGCACTAGAGGAAGCCCAATCCGTAAACAGTCACCTGTTTGAGTTCTCCAAAACCTACAATCTTGTTGCCGACAAAAACAACGTTATTCCTGTCAAGGATCTGTGGGACAAGCTTGAAGAGTTTTACAAGGCTGGAGATACCCCGATTCTCAAGATTGACATTCACGGCAACCGGGTATGGGATAACGATGTAAGACCTGGGGATCCTTACGTTAAGGGTGCTAACCAAATTTTTAACCGTATATCCAAGTTGTTTCCACGGGCAAAACTGGTATCAATTGGCAACAACCGCAAAGGCATTGAGGGCATAGCTTTTGCCTCATCACTTACAACTGAAGCGATCGCCCCTATTGCACCACCAGAACCGCCGCCAATACCACCAGAAACTGAACAAAAAGAGCTTGTACCCGTTGCTTCCAATGGTCATACCGTATTCAAATACAAGCCAGGTGATAAAGTTCAGTGCTCCAAGGGTTCCGGCGTTGTAGTTTCCGTAAACTGCACAACAGCAACAATTGAAGGTGATACCTTTTACGGTTCCTATCCAATCACAGAGCTAAGACTGCTCTAAAGCACGTCTTAGCTGTATTGAATATCAAGCCAGGGTAAACCCCTTAGCTGCTGCATGGGCGATCGCACACCACACAAAGCGATCGCCATGTTTTGCTGTGATAGCAAGCCAGAAACCAGCTAATTCTTCAGTCTTTGCATTGCGCGGATATTGAAGAATTAGCTGATTTTTGCATTTAAGGGTTGGCTGGCGATTGCCCTATGGTTTTCGTGTGGCCTTTCGTAGGCTTTTTGGGTCTGGGTAGAAGCCCTGAAGCTCTTGATTTAGCTTTACTTCAGTACCCTCTACATTACCCACCTCAATATAGAGATTAAAAATAAAAAATAAATAATAGGGGGGGGAGGGTAGTAATGAAAAGTGTATTAAAGAAGTAGGGATGACTAGTGCCTCACTGGCTAATAAAAAAGCCCTGCCGTTGATGGCAGGGCTTAAGAGGAAGTGGAGCAATCGCTTACGCGAAATGGCTTACAGCTCCCTTTGGACGGTAATAGTTAGGGTTTGAAGCGTAAACGGTTTTCCATGTGTCTTGGCTCTTTAGGTAGCGTTGATAGTGGTCTTTGCAGTGGCAATCGCCTGTTTTGTAGAAATGCTCTAACGGTGCAAATAGGTCGCACGCAGCGCAGTAGTATTGTTTTGGCTTGACTTCGTGGCGATCGCCGTGCAAATAGTATCGCGTCTTCTTTCCGGCAGTTTTTGTGGTGGGCTCTCCGATACGCTCAAACTCGTCAGCCCATGGAATCGCACAGATTAGCTGCGTAATATTTGCGCGGGCAAATTTTGTTAGAGACGCCCATCCTTCTGCTGTTATAGTTCCAACTCCATCACGGTCAATGTTTACGCCCGCGATCCATGCACCTTCTTTTGCTTTCAACGTAGCTTCGCCCATCTCGCAGGCTACAAGGGTCTGAAGCATTTGCCTTTGTCTCTTGGCGCAGAGGAATGACATTACTTCTTTGCATATTAGCTTTTGCATCTCCCAGTCAAACCGAGACGGTTTAATTCGTCCCAAGAAACCAAAGTCGGCTGAGGATAGCGAAATGTTTGCGGTATGCTGCCCCTTTATCATCGGAATATTCCCTTTGCTCCATCCATCAACAAAAAAATCGATTAAAGATTCAAGCGACCCACCCCAAATTTCATCGGCAAACTTTCCGCCCAAATGCTTTGCGGCTTTCATGTAAATTGATTTTTTTTCAGTTACGGCCCAATGTTCATCAGGCGCGGGGCAAGTTTCGTTAGATTGTGCCTGAACAATAGGAACAAAAAGTTCACTGGCTTCTATCTCAGCTTTTACGTTGTTGCGCACTCCTTCTATAAAATACCGGGAAACAATATCCCAAAACCAACGCTGCAACAGTTTCAATCGCTGATTACGTGCGATCGCCCTAGCCTTCTCCACTTCTTCCTGTGTGTAGCCTGCCACACGGTTCTCACAGGCCTTAGCAAGTTCAGGATCAGTGCTGGGGAAATGACAGAAGCAGGCAGGAATAGTGACCGTACGATCGCCCTGCACCCTGGCTGAATCTTTCCGCAAGTAAACCGGATCTTTGCAGACTGGGCACAGTAGCCCTAAACGCTTGTAATCATCGTAGTCACAGGCGATCGCCTCCACTAATTGCCCGCGAAACTTTATCGAGCTCGCATACTTCATAGCTTTAACCTCTAAATACCTATCTATATTGTATTGATTTACAATACAATATATATGTGAAGAGTTCACCCTGAAAATGGCAAGATCTAAACCAATCGAAGCACCTTCGTGCGATCGCCCCTACACCACTCTCACGGGCGAGTCCAACAATCAAGGGTGTGACATTATCAAGCTACTCCTGAAGCCACGATGGACAGAGGCAGAGACGGCCTACGTGGTGCGCTCAGCCATTCCTGGCTTAGATGCTACCTACTGCAAGTGTGAGCAGTGTAAGGGCCAATGGTGGGCAGATGTGAACATGCGAAGACGGCTACAGAAGCGAATTTACGCTTACAACTTCACCCCTGATAACGGTGATCTGTGCCGTGATAAAGAAGATTCTTGACCGTCTAGAGCGTATTGAAATACAATACATTCAGGTGAACAACCTCAAGGCGATCGCTTATTCCTTTGTGCGATCGCCTTTTACCTAAACATGAAATCAGCTAATTCCACAATTTACGTAGGTTTCGACCCTGGCAGTAGTTCCGGGGTACTTTCGTTTTTGATGCCGGATGGGACGGTGCATCTACATGGGGTGCCTACATTGCCCGAAAAACGGCAGGTAGGGCGCTATTCGTTCTATCAGCATGACTCGGTAGCTCTTAACAAAATTATCAGTCAAAGGATTGGAAAGCAGAGGGCGATCGCCCTGGTTGAGCAGGTTCACATTGATAGCCGCGATACCAGCAAGATGGCGAGCGCAGAAGGGCTCATTCGTAGCCATGAAGCGGTGAAGACGCTTTTGCTGGTTCATGGCGTAGGGGTGATTAATGCAGTGCCAGCGCAATGGCGATCGGTGCTGGGGATTGTGGGGAGTGACGAAGAGCAGGCGATCGCCCTGGCTATCAAACTCTACCCATCTATCAGAGATCAGATTTTCTACAAGTCACGCAATGGCAAGTATGCCCGGAATCATAACCGGGCTGAAGCTGTGCTGATGATGCACGCCGCGAAGTTGCTGACAGAGCGATCGCTGGAGTTGAGTGATGATAGCGCAGCTTGATCTATTCAGAGATGCACCAGCGGAGAGGGCGATCGCCCCTTCTGTGCCCGCATGGAAAGCTCGCACCCTGCTGGATGCAAAGCATTATCGGCATGGTGATTTCGATGTAAACCACTTTTGCGATGCAGATGCCGAAGAAGCGCCGTTTATGAGCCATCACGATATCTATTTGTGTGGCAATGGCAAACCGGATGAGTATATCGGTTGCATCTACCGTTTTTCGGCTGACTTGCCTTGGATGGTGCTTTCAAGAGGTGAAAAGGACAGCCAGGTGCAGGGAATGAGTTTTGATTTGGCCTTGGTTGCCTTGATTGAATGGCGGAAATCATGTGATTTACGCGATAAAGAACAACTTGAAAAATGGAGATTTGTCAAACATGAGCACGGTTCCAAGTAAATTGCTGAAAGTTTTGCAGTGGGTTGCTTTGTCGGCATCCGGCAAAATGTCGTTACCCGATCAATTCAAGAAAATCCATATTGGCAAAGGCTCTATCTCTTCTACGGATGGCGCGTTATTAATGCGGATTGAGCGTGTTAAATCTGCTGTTTGCAAAGATTTTGATGAAGACATCAATGATGATCGGATTGCAATGCTGTCACCTGCCGAACTGGGCACATGCGAGTATGACATTGAATATGTTGAGTTGTGGTGCGATGCTGAAGGCGAAGGCAAGGACTTTGCTGAGGTTATCTCTACGCAGGAAGGCAGCAAGATCACCTTTGACCCGCACTATCTAAAGCAAATTTGTGAAGCCGCGATCGCGACACAAGGGTTTATCAGTTTTGACATTATTGACGCTGAAACTATGGTTAAGTTCTGTTCCACGGGCGATCGCGGTGATTTTGCCGTGACGGGTGTGATTATGCCTGTCCGGTTACGCAAAAAAGATGCGTGGGACTGGGTGAAGAGATTGAAGCCAAAAGTCACTGCGTAACGCCTAACCAGTCCGGAGAGTTGAAGTGTTTCCCATGAATGAACGTGCATTTGACCATGACAGCCTTCTAAAACTGCTTGAGCCAGAGCAGTTTGCAAGGCTTACCCATCAGCAACGCGAACAGGTAATCAGCCATATTGGGCCAAATCCTGAACCTGAATTGTTGACGGCAAAACGGAGGGCGATCGCCGCACTACGCAGGCACGTCCCAGGATTCAATCCAATCTATTGAGGTGATTATGAGGGTTACTGAAGAAGAGGCGATCGCTATCACGCTTAGAGTGAAACGGAACAAGACTGAAGCTAAGATGCTGGCTGCAAGTCCTGAGTTATTTAATCTGCGTCGTTTCCTGTATTTGATTTGGCTGTGTGCTTCCGATGCAGCCAGGGTGATTGGATGGCCTAAAACAATTTGGTATTTGGCAAGTGGAGTTATGCCGAAGGGCAAGAGCGATCGCAATGGATGAAAAAGAGGCACTGATACAACTTGTAGCGTTTCTTGCAAATGTTGTAACGAAACAGTCTCAATGCAGGTATGAGGCGATCGCCCTTCACGCTGAAGGATGCAAGGAACATATGATGATGCGGTTCCCAACAATTCAGACAAGCTTGATGCAGTCAAGACTCGCTCAAATAGCGGAATATCCAACCGATCAAGAGCATCTTAGGGCTGCAATGGATTGCGTACTAAAAGCGATCGCCCCTAACCCGCAAACTTAGCCAACTTCTTAGATCCAACCATCGGAGGGCTAACGGGCGATCGCCTAACCTCTGCCTCAATAACTGAATAAGCACCAGAACCGCTATCAACAATATCGTTGATAAGCGGTCTTTTTTTACCATCAAAGTTGTGGACAGCGGATAGAAACTGATCGTTCCACGCACCACGCAATAGTTTAATTTTGCCCTGCTGCGCCCGTCGTGCCCAGGGGATAGCCCTGGTTACCTTGTCCCCTAATGGCTTAACCCCGCAAGCATCAAAGCCTGCTAAGTCTTCCTGCAATCGGGCTTCGTAACGACTGGCAGCGCTACCGCCTTCAAGTTCCCAGCGAGTCAACCAGCCTGCACCGTCCTGTTCAGCCAGGGTTTTAACTGAATCATCATTCCCGCCTCCAACCTGTTCCCAGTAGCAATCAAGGATGTAATCAATATCCCCAATCCGCACCCACTTGGTTGAAGCGGAATAGTAACTGGTGCTGGTTGCCATCGATGCAGCAGTAGAGGCGAAATCCCAGAACCTGACTTTGCAAAGCTCTGCGCCACCTGGCAGCCAGTCCACTACTTCAAACCAATTGCGGTTGAAAATAGTTCCCGCCTCGAAACGCACCTTCCAGTTCCCTTTTAACAGCCGCTCCATTTCGACAGGGTGCAGTGCCAGCAGGTTTGCTAGATATTGCGGATTGGCATCTAGTAAGGCCTTATTCTCGTAGATGGTGCCGTAAATGAACGTGAAGCTTTTGGGTGGGGCGATCGCCGCCTGTTCAGGAAACCTCTCTTCTAATTCCTCCTTGGTA